GACCGGGCAAGCCGTACGGGGAGCATTCACCACTCCGACCTCCCCACCGACCGAAGCCGATGGGGAGTACGCAATGTTGCTGCTGTTCGTTTCGTAATGTCACACAAGCATCGACGTCTGTCGGTCATCCACTCAGGAAGCCTGCCTCCCGCTCACATTCTCATCCGAACGAGTAGGAAGGGTCATTGCTGGTTGCTAACGGCAGTTGTCAGGCGGTCACACCTTCACCCTGTCTCCCCATCCCTTCACAACGCGCTGCACTGACTAGGTGCGATCCCCGAGGATCAACGTCGTTCCGATCAGGTTCGGCATGGCTACTACTTATCGCCCTACCTCCTGTAGTGGCCCTGTATCACTTCGATGCGGACACACTGCGTGCGATCTCTTATCCCGGTTATCCCAGTGCTCACACGCACACTCTCTGGTTCTCCGGTCGGTAGGTCTTCGTCTACGTGGACTTTGGCTGCTGTACATCTCCCCGCGCCGGACACGATCCGGCTGCTCATACTCTCGTGCATCACTTCGGCTTCTAGCGCCTAACCGCTTCAAGCATGTTGTGATCGACTCCCATTCAAGGGTCCGGTCAACCGCGATACCGAAACAAGTCACTGTCTCGGCGGGAACGGTGTGTAGGTGATCACGTTCAATGCTGTGTAGGTCTCGACTTCAATGTGCTAGCGAAGGTGTTGCGGGAATCCTCGGTGGCTCTGTCACCATCCACCATGTCGCCCTCTCCCTGACCCGATCCCCGGTGACCCGTAGTCACGCGTGGCCCTCACCCAAGGGCTAAAGATCGATATTGGCTTCACCGTCAAACCCGTCTCAGGATTGTGTAGGTCCGGTGCCTGCCGCATGTGCAGGTCTTGCTCCCGGTGCCGATCAGGTTCAGGACCGCTGGGCCCCTACCTCTTACCTCTGTTTAGTTCTGAAGATTCAATCCGAATCGGCCTAAGCCGGAAGGGGGCTCGGTTTCGATCGGGGGTGGTACGGGTACCATCCTACCCTATGTAGGACTGGAGTACGGCATTCTGGGGCACCCAATTTCGATGGATTATGTCAAGCCGCTGACCTGCGGAAACGTACCCTAGGTGCGACCCCAAGCGTCCAGAATGTGGACAGATACCCCTAGTGGGTATCCCCGTGGCGGGGTTCGGAAGGGGTCCGACTTGCGTCCGCGACATTGAGGCCAGTAAGGTCATCGATCACTGACCGCACCAACATCAATCAAGGAGTGAACAACATGGCGGCGAAGGAAGTCACGGCGAAGCGACGGACGAGTGCCAAGCGTCGGCCCCCGGCGAAGAAGGCCGCACCGTCCAAGGCGTCGAGCAAGACCGGTGCCAAGAACAAGCCGCGCACTGCGGCCAAGCCTCCGGTGAAGGCAGCGGCCAAGAAGGCGGCTCCGGCCAAGCGCGCTGCTGCCAAGAAGGCTCCGGCGAAGAAGGCACCCGTGAAGAAGACGACCTCCAACCGGGGCGGGTTCAAGCGGGAGTTGGACGAGCACGGCTTCGTACCCGGTACCGACTCGGCTCACATCGCTGCGGCTCTGCTCGCGGGTGGTAAGGATCGGAACGAGATCAACGAGAAGGTTCTGAAGAAGATCGGTGGCGAGACTCGCACCGGTTCGACCAAGAACATCCCGGCTCTCGTCTCAGGTGTCCTCAACCGTCTCTTGGAGCAGGGCTACAAGGTGGAGTCCTCGTGGACCCTCGTCGCGCCTGCGCGTAAGCGGAGGGTCGCCAAGAAGTGACCTAGGGCGTAACCTAGGGACGGCCCCGTCACCCCACTCGGGGTGGCGGGGTCGGTTCGTCTTATCAGGTGCGTGGGAGCACCCGGTTCGATGAACTTAGCAACACACAAGAGTACGAGTCATAACGGAGCGCACGAGAGGCGTATTGGCATGCCCAAGTCTGACGAGCAGTACCTCATCTCCTCGGTCCTTCGGGACGGGGACTTCGCAGCGGCTATGAAGGCCGGTGTTACGCCTGCGATGTTCCACGGTTTCGGGGAGGAATGGGAGTGGTTGGAGAACTACTGGACCCGGTTCAAGAAGCCCCCGACCAAGTTGGCATTCAAGAGCGCGTTCCCCGAGTTCCGGATCAAGGCAGCGAACGACACTGGTCACTTCGCAGATGCCGTCCGGAAGTCTCACGCACGTCACGAGATGACGGTGAGCATGAGGGAGGCAGCGGAGTTCATCAGTGATGGTGACGTTGCGACTGCCATCGAAACCATGCAGAAGAAGATGATCCAGATCGCGGCGGGTATGGGTACCTCCGACGACAGTGACATCCTTCGGTCGTTCGATGACATCATGACAGAGATCAACGACCGGCGTGAGCGATTCCAAGAGCGAGGCTCCGCTGGTATCCCCACCGGCTTCACCACATTGGATGAACGGACGGGTGGACCGGCACCGGGTGAGATGTGGGTTGTCGCCGCACGACTCGGTGAAGGTAAGTCGTGGATGATGCAGAGGATGGCGGCTGCGGCTGTCATGAACGGCTACCGGGTGCAGTTCGATGCGTTGGAACAAACACGCGCACAGGTCGCGATGCGTATCTACTCGATGCTGTCGGGGTCGATGGGCAAGTCGGTGTTCAACTCGATGGCGCTGATGCAGGGCAAGGACTACGACCCGAAGTTGTTCAATCGGTTCGTCAAGTCACTTCAGAAGGAGATCAAGGGAAACCTGCATGTGGCGGATGCGAGCCGAGGGAAGGTATCGAGTCTGACCATTGCTTCCCAGATCGAGCGCAACAAGCCTGACATCGTGTTCGTGGACTACATCACCCTCATGGCGAAGAAGTCTTCTGAATGGCAGGGTGTCGCGGAACTATCCTCCGAACTGGTACAGGTCGGCACGGAGTACGGCGTTCCCATCGTGGCTGCCTCGCAGTTGAATCGTGAGTCCGGTGTGACGCGTGGTAAGGCCGCGTGGAACCCGCCCGGCGCTGAGGCACTATCGCAGGCGGATGCAATCGGTCAGGACGCTACGGCGGTCCTCACGATGTCTGCTCCGTCCGTTCACACCCGTGTCGGCTACGCGGCCAAGATGCGTAACGCTGAGAACGGCTTCAAGTGGTACATGCACTTCGATCCCGGTCACGGCAAGTTCACTGAGATTCAGAAGACTCGCGCTGAAGACATCGCTGACGCGGACAAGGAGATCAGCGAGCCGTGAGTCGGACATACGAACAGTGGGCGGAGACCCACCTGAACGTGATCGTCCGTACCGGCGACGAGTGGATGGTCCGTTGCGTCTTCCACGAGAACGAGGGTTCGCCCTCGATGCAGTTCAACATCGATAAGGGTCTGTTCGTCTGCTTCTCCTGCAAGGAGGGCGGCGGCATGAAGAAGTTGACCCGACACCTTGGGCTTCAGTATCAAGACCCCGGTGCCGACATCAACGACCTCATCGGTCGATTGAACAAGTTGAAGTCGCAGAACAACGGCGAGATGCAGTTGACGGTGCTGGACGAGGACTACCTATCCCGGTACCGGTTCCCTACGCGCTACTGGGGCTTCTGCGAGGACGATCCCAACCCTCCGGACCTGTGCCGTGGTCGTGCAGGCTGCAAGTTCCACAGATGGCTCACGGAGGAGACCATCGAGGCATTCGACCTCGGCTACGACCCGTTGGAGAACGCGGCCATCATCCCACTCCGCAATGTGAACGGTGGACTGATCGGAGTCATTCGGAGGTTCCTCGATGAAGACGTGGACATTCGTTACAAGTACCCCAAGCACTTCAAGCGGTCGAAGGCACTCTTCGGCGCATGGTTGGCTGAACACGAGGAGTCGGACACCGCCGTCCTCACTGAAGGATCACTGGACGCCATCTCCGTCTGGCAAGCCGGATACATGGGACTTGCCCAGTACGGATCAACCATCAACCCTGAGCAGATCAGAGTCCTTCTCAGGCTCGGCGTTCACAGGGTCGTCCTCTTCTACGACAACGATGGTCCCGGTCGCGATGCCCTCTCGTGGGCGAAGGGCTGGAAGAAGCACAAGGACAAGTGGGAGTACGACGCTCGCGTAGACCTCACTCGACACTTCATCGTGGAGTCAGTGTCCTATCGCGGTGTTCGTGGTTCTGATCCCGGTAGCCTCACTAGTTCACAGATTCGTAGTCTGATTGACAACGCATCTCCGGTGTTGCTACCGTCTTCGTAGTCGTCGCGCTCCCGATTGACTACGTACGAAGGCCCCCGGCCCGTCCTCTCCCACCTAGGACGGATCACCGGGGGCCTTCGCTTGCTCTCCTGTGGCCTAGAAACGATCCAGCGGGTGATTCCCCGTCCGGACGGCTGCTAGGCCGTGTGCGGCTACAGAGCCCACGCGAGAAGCACGAAGAAGATGATGGCGAGAATGCCGATCACCAACACGCGCTCGATGGGCATCTGCCCTACCTCGTTCTTCGGCTGCGAGAACGCGGCCTGTGCCTTGGCAGTGACACCGGTCGGGGTCCAGAGACCGTAGTAGGTAGCGACACCGATCACGAACGTCACAACGGTCGTGAGAAGCGCCTGCTGCCAGATGAAGTTCGCACTGTTCACGAACTCGGTCAGGAATCCGCTCACCGCCGAGAGGGCGAGGAGCAGGATCGACTTCAGGGCCGGACTGGTGGTCACCTTGGTCACGAGGCCGACGAGGATCGGGATGAAGACGCCGATCAGAAGGCTTGCGACCTGCACCGCGTTGAGAGTGCTGTGCTGAGTCGGGTCGATGGTCGCATTCTCTGCGGCCAACGTGGTGATGATGTACACGCTGTCCATGTATCTCTCCTCCTTATGCCGCCTGCTGGGCGCAGACAACGTTGTTCTGGTTCTCGATGGTCACCACGCAGGTATACGTGGTTTGTGTACCTCCGACACCATTCGGAGGGATTGTGAAGGTGAATGTGAAGGGAACGGCGTCGAGACCATCCGTACCCGGCTCACCCGTTTCACCCTTCGGACCCTGATCACCGGGAGGGCCTTCGCACGATCCTCCCGGTTGGTTTGCGCAGTAGGTGGCGACAGCGGTACTGATCTGCTCAGCAGTGGGACCGGGACCACGAGGGCCAACCTCACCATCCGTACCGTCCAAGCCATCAGTTCCATCAGTGCCCGGTTCTCCGGTATCTCCGGTGTCACCCTTAGGTCCACGGCACTCGCCCCGGTCGTCGCAGTACAAGGCAACCGCGTTGGCTACCTGAGACGCGGAGGGACGCTTACCGTCACACCTACCAGTCGAGCAGTAGAGATCGACAGCGTTCTGAACCTGAGTGAATGACGGTGCCGGGCCTTGTGGACCAACCGGACCCTGATCGCCGGGTGGACCCATCGGCCCTACCGGCCCGACCTCTCCCTCGTCCACGATGTCCTCGGCGGGCGGGGCTACCGGTACGTCGCATGTGGGATCGTTGGGAGTCTTCGCACAGTCGATGGTCTGTTGCCGTTGACTGTTCAGAGCGGTTCCGAGTTGTGTGATGGCTTCCCCGCGCCGCTGGTCCCTCACGTAAAGCGCGACCATACCTGCGATCACCGCGAGCACAAGAACGATCATTCCGATGCGTTGAGCCAACCTCCAACGGTAATCGGAACGCTTCTGCTTCTCGTAATCCTCGATGTTACTCATTACTGGTTCCTTCGTTCCAGAGTCGCGGATCGTCCTTCGGTGTCACCCCTGCTTCGATCAACTGCAATCGGTACTCATATGCCTGCGTTCGCCACTGATAGGTGAGCCCTACTGCCTTGTCCCTCTCTTCGTCTGCATCATCAGCGCGCTTCTCCTGACGCTGCAACTCGCGGTAGAGCCTCTTGATCACTGACTCCTCGTCACTGATCTTGCCTGTCTTCAAACGTCGGTACGACGTAACAAGGACAGTGATCAGACCGAGGGCACCCGCACCGAAGATGAACCCGAGAATGGTTTGGAGGTCCATCGGTCATCCCCTTCCTTGAATATCGCGCTCGATCTTCGACAGTTCCCAAATCGCAATGGCGCGACCTAGGAGCCCAAGTATCGCAGTCGTGATGAGAAGACCTAAACCGACGGTGACTGTGGTCGCGCTGTAAAGGAGGATCGCGACATAGGCTACGAGCGCTGCTCCGAGTAACGGCAGTGCGAGTCCTTCTATCAGGTACTTCTTCGACAATGCTCCGACAAAGCCGATGACAGCACCGGTAATCATGAAGCCATGCCAGAGAATGATGTTCGCTGTGTTTGCCTCTCGCTTCACACTCGTCAGTGGTTCGATGATGAATAGAACACCTGCAACGAAGAAGCAGATGTACTTCGCCACCGCGACATTGCGCGAGGTAAGTATGTGCGACCACATCGCGGTGCTCCTTTAAGTCTGGTTGCTGAGGAGAACTCTACGCCAGAAAGAGGGCCGTGTCCGGTACCAACAGACACGGCCCTCACTGGTCACTGCTTGGCTTGCAACCTCTTCAGAGTGTCTCGCAAGTCAGCGATATCACGGTCGAGGCGTCGGGCGATCCCTTCACGTCCCAACTTTCGCTGAGTCTTGGCGATCTTCTCCAACTCACGAATTGTCTTCTTCAGTCGCTTACCACGCTCGACGGGCTCGGGCTGCAACTGGTCGATGACATAAGTACCGATCGATGTGGCTGCGAACTTGAAGTGGTCTCCCCAGTTCTTGACGAAGAAGTCGTGGCCCACGAATGCGACACTGCCGGTGGCGGTGTTGGTACCCCAGATGGGGTCACCCTCGCGGTTGTGGCCGACACACGTGGCGATGTGCTCGAAGGGGTTCGAGTCATCGGGGTCCACGAAGTAACCGACCATCCCGACCTTGACCTTCTTCGGATCGGTGACTCGGTACTTCTTCGGCGTTGCGAGCATTGCAGACAACGCGCTCGGATAGATACCGAACTCGTAGCCGTACGCAGAACGTACCAACTTCATGCAGAGGCCCTTCCACGCCTTGCTGCCACTCTCACGCTGCCGCTTGATGAACGCGACTGCTTGCTCGGGGCTACTCGGGGTGCTCACTTGTCATCCTCCTGCGGGAGAGTGCGGTCGGGCTCCTCGGTGGGAACATCGGTGTCAGGCTCGACAACCTCGACCTCGGGCTGATCCTTCATGATGCTTCCTCTCATTCCTATGTTATTGATGATCGATCAGGTCTTGATGAAGCAGTTGAGTGCCACCCACGGAGGCATGATGTCGAACGCCGTACCGCTACCGGCACTACCGGTGTTTGCGGCTGAAGAGCCACCAGAAGTACCTACGAAGTTCGGTAGATCAACACTGTGGACATGGTTGGCACTGATACCACCAGACCAACCCTCGTGCCCATGACCTCCGCCTCCGGCTGTGTTGAAGTTGCCGAAGTTCCAGTCCATAACTCCCGCTGCACCGTTACCGGTGACATCGCGCTTACCTGTACCCGTGGTGTACTGGTGCTCATGACCGCCACCACCAAGTGACACATAGTGTGCGTGGTCAGCACTCTCTGTACCAGTGTTGACGGAACCGTGATCATGGTTAATCGAGTGAGTGTGCGCCATCGAATGATCGTGGCTGGGAATGTTTGCCACAGCAAGGCTCTTCGTTGCGGAACCACCAGACGTACCTAGCGCCTTACCTCCTGCGGAGGCACCGATGGGGAACTTGTCATTGACGTTCGGAACATTGAAGACACCGCCCGAGCCACCAAACGTGTAACCGATCTTCGCGAAGAGTCCCGGCTGATCTCCGGTGTTGTACTGAGCACCATCACACTTCACGAACCCGACACGAGACGTAGCGGCAGACCAAAGAATGTCACCCGGCTCCCAGTCACTCACAAGTCGCGCATCGTCGGCACGAACCAACTTCGTCGCGCTAATCTCGCCGTTGTTCGCAACCGGAAGATCAGCGAGAACGTGTGAGTGAGACGCGTTCGCCTTGGTTGCGAGAATCGCAGTAAGATCGAACTGCACCATCACCCATGCAGAACCGGTGTCGTAGTACAACTGACCACGGATGGCTGCGTTCGGTTCCGCTGAGTCCAACAGATAGAACTTGCCCTGCGTTCCTGCTGCCGGTCGTGCCGCGAGCGTGCCATTGCTGAAGATGGCGGCGCGTGCCTCGATGTTCTGGAAAGACAAGTCCAGTTCATCACGAGTGAAGGTATCGCCATCGGCTGTCCAACGACGTACCCCCATGCGCGGGGTGTAACTCTCTGCCATGACCCTTCACCCTTTCCTAGATGCCTGACTGTTCGAGCGCTGCCCAGTTCGGGAGCGCATTGATTGCTGCCCATGTCGGGTAATTCGTATGAATGTCGCCCCACGTGACCTCCCACTCGCGCCAATACAACTTGACACCTGCGGGCTTCACACCGAGATCGATAACGGTCTGTACTACATCTCCTGTAACTTCACCAGATCGTGTCACAAGCAAGACATCCCACATAGTCGCCCCGCCGATTGTAGAGACATCAGTGGTGAACTTGTAGAGACCTACGAAGCCCGAACCACCGACTACCGTTGCTGCTGCTGAGATGATGGATTCGGGAGTACCTGCTCGATAACCAATTGAAGGATCGACAAGGATGGTTCGCTTCTGAGCAACAGTCATGCCATGCAGCGAACCAATACCCAACACCTGAGCGATGTAGTCGAGCCACGCGTCGTCTGCGTCAGGAGGGTAAACCAGATGACTCAGGTCACCCTCTACGGCGTCGTAATCGAACCGGTCATACAAGGTTCGCACGTCACCCAATGTGTCACCCACAGCCGAGACATATCGCTTCAATGGGTAACCACCGTCGTCATCATCGAACGGCTGCGGCTCGGTCTGCAACTTGTCTGATTCTTGATAGACCTCCGGAAGACGGTCATACAAGTCCTCTGTTGCTTCGGAGTAGATCGGCTCGGCCATCACGCCACCGTCACATTCAGAGTGCCAGCGTTCACAAGGTTGGCGACACCGGGTAGTGCGGTGTCTCCTGCGGGGACGGTGATCGTGTCAACATACGCGACACCCTCAGCGTTACCGATGACCTGAATGAGAGCATTCTTCCGAACAGTTGCGGACCAGTCCCAGTTCTCCCAGTTGAGGTAGTCCTGCAACGCGGCCTGCACATTGGCGATCACAGTTGCATCGTCGTAACCGGCGTCCGACACAACCTGAGTAGTGACATCGACAGTTGTGACGACAGGTGCGATCACATGAACTGCGAGCATCGAAGCCGCAAGTGCATCCATCTCTGCCGCGAGTTCGTCCCGGCGAGCAAGAGTGAGATCGGCACCATCGCCGTACACCGCCACCGTCATGTGACCTGCATCCGAACCGGGAGTACCACCGGGCGGTTCGTAATTGTCGATGGCGAATGCCTTCTCCACGTCTGCCTGCTCCAACGCGTATGCCGTGAAGTGACGAGGGATGACGAGAGCGTCCGATAGACGATTGAACCGCTGCACACCACGATCGAAGTACGTAGCGTCATCTTCAGGATCACGACCATTGATCACGATACTTCCGAGTACCGCGCTGTCCGCATAGACGATGGAGTCGAGAATCTCCACCTCGGTACCTGCGGCAATGCCATTCACGTCGGCCTCGAATGTGTCACCTGTCGCCGCAACAGTACCGCTTGTGTTGCCGGGTGGAATCGTGAGTTCGATGTCGGTCGTAAACACGACACTGCCACCGGTCGCCGGAACATCAAGGCGCACGGCGGTACCAGCGGGGATCGTGTAACCGAAGTTCCCACTCATGTTGAACGTGATGGTCGTAGTCGGGAACGCTCCAATGTCCCGATTGATCTGATACATCTTCAGAAGTGTCTCGACCACAGCGGCAGGAACACGGTTGATGGCGTACACCGCCTCGGCTACTTCGAGCGCCATCGATTCGAGCAAGAGGACTTCCGTGTTGGCCTCACGCGGGGTCCAGTCAGGGATACGCATCTGAAGAGTAAGCAACGCCTGCTCGAAGATGCTCTGGGGGTCTTCGTCGTACACCGACAAGTCGACGTACGGAGTGATATCGGGGTTAGGCATCGTAGGACTCCTCGCTCTCCACATCGTCTACCAGCGGTTCGTACTCAATCTCGATCTGCTGAATGCCCTCGCGAGGGAACGACGACTTGATGTTGTTGACTGACACTTCGGGACCGAACAAGGCGATCTTACCCGCCAACTCTTCCTGAAGGATGCCGTCGAAGGAGATGTCGGGCAACCCGAACTCAGGGACCAACTCCCGCTCTCCCGGCTGCGTCAGACAGAGCACGGCGATGTCTTCGGAAAGACCGTCTACCGATCCATCCTCTCGGGTGACGACACTACCGTTCTTAGTAATAGTGAACGGAAAGCCAATAAGTTCTGTCATAACCACTCCCTTGAATATGCTTGTGAACATTCACGCCTCGGCCGGGAACGAGATGCCCGCCAAGGACACGTAGCCGTTGTTACCGACTAGGAATGTCACGTTGCCCGCGACATCCACATCGACTCTGCTCGGGGTGGAAGCAGCGGACGTGACAGTGAAAATAAGCGTTCCACCGACGGGCCGGAACCCGGCAGGGAGGTTGAAGATGATCGAAGTGCCTCCAGCGACCAACCCCTGCAAATACACAACACCACGCTGTTTCCGATACCGTGCCAGCGCGTAACCGTTGGAGTAGTTCACCCACGTGTTCTGCAATGTGGGTGTGAGCCATACGCCGTCCCAGGCTCCCCAGTTCCCAGCGGTCATGTAGCGGCGGTACTCGGCTCCGGTGACGACGTGACGAGCGACCTGCTCGACGTACGTCGTGGAGTAGGCGCGCACTTCGAGATAACACGTTGCGGCGACGGGCGCGTTGCTCGCTGCGGAGTCCATTACGTAGAAGCCGGACTCGGTGACTGTGTTGTAGTTGGTCATCCCGGTCGAGGAACTCGTGGACGCGAGACGGACGGGGAGTCGCGCATCGGGGAGGGTGCCACTGGTGATAACGCTAGCGTCGTGGTTGTGAGCACCCAGACTGATCGCACTACCGTTGACGGTGCGAATCATATAGCGCATGACACGGTAAGGCGGCATGTTCTCGTGCGCCTGAGAAGCGTTCTGCGCCGTATTCGCTACGGCACCGCTGACATCGCCAGTCCCGAGGGAGCCGGTGCCGTTGGAGAGGGCCACATTCCAGTCGCCTAGGCCGGTGGCGTTGGCCCGGAACGTAGTCTGGTGCGAGTGCGCAGGTAGCCCTGACTGCGCGGCGGTGAGGGTGACCGTCTTAGCGCCACCTGCTTCACCAAGAGTATCGAACTCGGTTTGCGAACCGTCTTGATGAACAACGACACGACCACGTATATCAGGAACAACATTAGTGCCGAGGCGAGCGGCAAGGTCGGGGTACACAAGCGCATCGAACGTCTGACCGTCACACGGTAGCGCGAACGGGTGAACATCACCGACCGGCCAGAGGAATATCTCGCCTGCGTACTGCAACACGACGCCACTAGGTACGGCCCACGTGTTGTCACCTCGAAGGAACGTCGTCGAATCACGAGTACCGGTAGCGGTGAGGTCGCCGACAGAGTGTTGATGGGCAGACGGCGTTCGAGCATCGGAAAGTCTAGCATCATCAGCACGGACGACCTGCGTAGTGTTGGAGGTACCTGATGGCGCTACAGGGATGCGTGCAATGTCCAGAACACCAGCGTTGACATCGGAAGCATTGTGAGTATGTCCGATATCCGACTTGGTCGCGAGCAAGGCAATGACATCCTCGTCAGCGCCAACCCCAATCTTACCTAGCGCTATGAGGTCTTCTGAAACACCGGCCAACTGACCAACAGCGATCCTGTCATCGACCTCGTACGTGACACCCTTCAGTGTTTCGAGAGGACCGAACTCGAAGTCAGTTGCCAACGCAGGAACCTCAGCCCACACACCGTACGCAGTGACGCGGGTGATCTTCCCCTTGTAGATGAACATCTGAGCCATATCAATACCTCATCCCCGGAATACGTGCGGCTGCCGTCCACGAGAACGAACGGTTAGTGGCGGACATCTTCCGAACGCCGTATCCGGTGCCGACTGCTTCGATAGTTTCTCCGTTGCCGAGAGACACTGCGATGTGTCCCGGCTTGTAGAGGATCGCGCCATACGTTGCGATACCTGCTGAAACGGAAAGTCCTTGTCCCTTGCTCTGCGCGTAACCAATCTGCGCTGACGATCCATCCGGCATGTACACGCCAACCTGAGCACATGCCCACTCGATCAACTCAGAGCAGTCAAACGCGGATGGGTCGGGATCAGCGAGGTTCGTCTCGGCTCCGAAGATGTAGGTATCACCGGACTGGGAGAGGCAACGACCAACGAACGCACTAACGGAACCGGTACCTGTCTGCGGCTCCGTACCGCCGGGACCAGTCCACAGTTCATCGTCACCACCAGCGCTACCACTGCCCATCTTGACCGGCTTGACCTTCGGCGGGTTCTCCGGTGTCTTCGCAGTGACGGTGATCGTGGAAGCACCAACAAGCGGGAAGTTCACAGAGTCGATGAGGTACGTACCATTGAAGCCGAAGATACCCGACAACTTCAGAGCACCTCCTACCCTGATCTCCTTCCAAGCGCTGATCGGTACATCGATCTCCATCGTGACGATCTTGGTTTCGTCACTCTTCTGGCACCGGGGCACGCTGAAGGGAATCCATGAACCAGTCGGAGCATCAGAACCCCAGTGAATGTGAAAAGCGCTATCCTTCGCTTGATCGAGTAACCACGTCGGCTTGCCGAAGTACACGACGTTGCCCCACTCGAAGCAGACGAACCCGCACTCACTCGCGAGACGCTGGAAGGTCGTCCACGATGACGGGCGCAGTGACGTGCCCTTCTCATCAGGGGATTTCGTATCTCGCTTGATTTGCTTCCGGTTACCGGACTTCTGGCAGATGGCCGTGATACCAACCGCCTTGCACTCACGCTCTACGAACTCTGAGGGGCTGAGGTTCTTGTATATCTTCTTGCCAACACGAGCCTTCAGAAGCGCAACGGCTCGGGGTCGTGCCTTGACGCTGATCGACTCGTGACCATTCGTCTCACCCAGTTCGACGTTCGATACCTGAAACATGTAGCCGTTGAGACGTACAGGAATCTTTGGCTCGTAGATACCTGAGTTGAGACGCTGAAAGCCGGGGTCGAAGATGTTCAGGCTGATCTGAGTGACCATGTCCATAGAACCATCGATAGTCGAAGACATGAGGTTGTCCACAACATCGGGCTTGATGGTCTGCCCGAAGAAGATCAACTCGTTGATGGGGTCGGTCGGGTTGAGCGCACGTGCTCGGACCGTACTCTTGGTAGGCACCTACTTCCCCTTCCCCGGCAACTTGATCTTGAGAATCTGACCGACCTTCAACTTCTTGGGGTCAGAGATGTTGTTCCATCGAGCGATGTCCTTCCACCGGCTCGTGTCCTTGAAGAACTTGTTCGCGATGGAATGGAGTGTGTCTCCCTGCTTGACCTTGTACTCGACAGTGTGACCTGACTCGTCCTTACTCTTCCCGGCTCCCTTGCCGCCAGTGACAGGGCCGACGCCCATAGCGCCACCTGTCGAACGCACGAACTCAACCTCCGCAGTTGCCTGAGTCCACTCGTGGTCAGTGGGACGACGGACAGCAGAGGTGAAAGTGAGTGACGAGATGTGCCACTCACCTTCCTCCATCAATGAGTACCTAATCTTCAGAGGAACATCGAGCGCTGCATACGACTCCAACTTCTTGATCTCAGCGGTGCAGGCGCGGTTCTCTTCAACGCTGCCGAAGAACAGTGTGAACGCCATCTTGTCGGGGTTGGTCGTTTCCTTCACCACAAGAGGAGACTGGCCGGTACGACTAACAGTCGCCCACGTCGCGGCCTTGTCCGAGAGAGTGACGGAACGCGGCGCGTAAGGAATGTTCAAGCCACCCGACTCACCTACCGGTGCAATCCGCATCTTCTTCGGACCACCATCGGTCGTCACGTTGCCAACCTCGCCAACATTGACATTCGGAGTGGTCGAAGGCCATGTGTTCGGGCGACCGGGGTTGTCGTATATGGCCGGACGGTTGACCCTCAGAGTCTTCGTAGCCATCAGCGGTTACCTCGTTCCTCACGCTCAGTTTCGATATCCCTCAGAGCCTTCTTGACCGCTCGCTCCACATCCACATCGGAGGTGGCGTAGACCGGACCCACGGAAACGCTCACGGGAACCGCCCACGTGCCGCGAGACGCGCTTTCCTCCTGTGGCTGGCCCTTCGACCGCGCCGCACGCTGCAAGGCCGCTACAGCCCACGCGGGAGAATCCCCGTCATTGCCACCAAACGGGTCGCTGGTCTTCGACGCGTTGACCACAGCGCCAGAACCGGGCTTGACGAGTTCAGGACCGTTCAGACCAAGCATCTTGATCGCACCGGAGCGCGAAACCCATGCCTCCGGACCCATCTCGCCGGTCAGGTACCACTTACCCGCTGCTGTGGCTCCACCACGGAAGCGCGGTGCGAACGCGTCTTCACCCTTACCGATACCACCGGCACCGCCAGCGATGAGAGTGTTGGTTCGCTCGACATTGATTCGCACAACCTTGTCCTGAAGTGCATCGATAGCCGCCTTCAAGTCACGCATCTTGATAAGCGACTCGTCGGCACCCAGCAACTTCAGTGCAGTCTGCTTCTCCTTCGGAGTCATGTCGAATCGCTTCAGCAAGTCCTTGATCTGCTTGTTCGACTCGAAAGCACCGGGAGTCTGAATCTTCGTCTGTACGTCCTTCGGAAGATCGTTGAGCATCGAGTTGTATTGCGGGATCGAGAAACCAGTCAACCTCTCGAACGTCGCATCCATCTCACGCAATGCCTTCTGTGAGGCTTCGAGATTCGCCGAAGTGAAGAAGGGGTTGCCTGTGCCACCGGACATCATCATCTTCGTCTTGTCGCCGCCACTCATTGCAAGTCCCTGCGCCAACCCCTCCTGCTGCTTCTTCAGAGTCGTCATGTACTCGTTGAGAATGAAGTTGGGGTCGCTCTTGAAACCTTCACGACGAGCGGCGTATCCGGCCTGCGCATCCGCGATACCGAATCGAAGACCTGCGGCGGCTGCTCCGATACCAGCACCCCACGGGCCGAAGGCAGAACCTGCACCACCCGCTGCGAGCATCTGCCCGAGCCCCTTGGTCGTCTTGTTGTCGCTGCCCATCATTGTGGTACCGGCAGTGATTGCGGCGAGGCTGCCGAGACCTAGACCACGGAATGATCCCCTGATCCCGCCAGCGACACGACCGAGACGCGTAGGTGCCTTGTGGCGACCGGGCTTGGCACCGGGACCGCCAGTAGGAGCACCGGGCCTGCTACCGGGAGCGCCACCGAAGCCGGGGTTCATGACCCACACCTTCTGGATACCGGAGTTACCGAAGCGACCGCCAGACAACTTGTTGAACAACTTCGATGGACCACTGAACCGGTTGAGTACACCGTATGCCGCACCCAGACCGGTTGCGAACGCAACGAGGTTCTTTGCACTGTCGGGCATGTCGGCTGCCATCGACGCAACCTTGCCAAGTCCGTCGATGAAGACGTTGAAAGCGCGACCGACTCCACCGGTCACACCGGCTTCCTTCAGATTGCCATAGATCTCCGCACCTTCGACAAGCATCGGAAGCGCGTAACCCTGAAACGCCTGCACGAGATCGACGATGGCGGGGATACCTTCCCTGCGAAGACCCTTCGACAACTTCAAGAAGTCATTGTTGTCGAGAGTGATGTCGTTGAGACCGATGGACAGGTCACGTACCCATCGACCGAGTTCGCGCACGACCGGACGCATCTCCCTGAAGAACTCCTTGATCTCCCGACGACCCTTCTTGCTTTCGGTCCATGTACGGAAGTCAGAAGCGATGTCCTGTACGTCCTTACCCATCATGCCCGAGAGGGAATCGGAATACTTCCCAATGTTGTAGAGACCCATCCAGATGTCACCGACAACATTGCCCACATCCTTCGCCAACTCCCATGAGTTGTTCAGGAATCGAGTAACGCGACCCTCGTTCTTCTCCAACCAGTTCGCGCCCCTACCAGTCCACCGGTCGAAGTCACTCGCCATCGTCTGAAGCATCGGGGACGATGCACGTAGGAACACCAGTAGGCCACGGAGCGAGTTGGTCAGAATCCCCGACCCGTTCTCCATGACCTTGTTGTTACCTTCGAGCACGTCTCCAAACGTTTCGTAACCCTTCTGAGAGTCGAGGTACTCGAACGACCGCTCGATGATGTCGTTCCAGATGTCAGCCGTCTCACCCAATTGCTTGTTAAGCAACGGCTGGTAACGCTTCGTGAGTTGCATGTACATGGGGCCGACGTTCTTGAAGAAGCGGCCACCTACTTCCTTGCGAAGTTCCTTCCAGAGTGGGATCGAAGTAGCGACAGACTGAGCGAACCTGATCTGTTCCGCGTGCAAGTCCTTCGTCGCCTTGCGATACTCCTCGACCGTAGCCTTCGGGTTCGCCATCACTCCGATAGCATCACCAAGACCGGCGGTTGCCAACTTCACAACGCCGATGCTCTGCCCGAGTGTTGCGTAGAGTCCCGGCATCGCCCCCAACAGACCGACGAGCGGGGAGAGACCGGCAACGGCGGCATAACCCGCCGCGCCGAGTCCCTTCAGTGCTGTACCGAGGAATCCAACACCGTCCGCGATCACTCCCCACTTGATTCCGAACATCGCAATGCTTCGGATTCGCCGCAACCACTTGAAGAGGCTGCTGAACGACCGCTTCATACCACGCGTGCTGCTGGCAACCTTCTTCTCGGCCTTGACGGACTCGTCACCCAAGCCCTTGACCTTCTTGCGGGTGCCCTCAGAGGACTTACCCACATCGTCAATGTCCTTCTTCGAGCGGCGGAGAATGCCACCGAAGCGACGCCACTTCTTGCCGTTCTCATCGACGGTTGTTCCGAGGTCTTCCAGAGTGCCGGAAGTCTGCTTGCCCGACTTGTCGATGTTCTCCAACTTGCGGTCAACGTTCTCCGCACTCGGAGATGTCATGTCGTTTAGAACAACATCGATCTCAATCCGCTCGTCATCGGGACCGGGCATTACTTCACACCCCTCTTCTTACTCGCTTTAGCCATCTCTCGGTTCAACGCGTGGAACGCTGCCTCACGTACTGCCCACTCGAAGTAGTCAGCGTCGAGAATGTCGAGAGGATCGATATGGAACGCATGGCCGATTAGAGCCGCGACCTTGATTCGATCATCCTCTGACAACTTCTCGATTAGCCGTCCAAAGGGCCACCCTCACCCGTCTCCACATCGATGTCGCCGTAACCGGCGCGGGAAACGATCTCCTGTGATGTGGCGATGAGATGTCCCTGCGACCCGTACAGGGCCGAGAGTGCCTGCTGTGGGCTGTTCACCCCGAACATCGCCCAGAACTGATTGGAGGCGATGGTGAGGTCGTCTCCGTCACTGTCCTGCACGGTCACGCCCTTGTAGGCGACACCGATGTTGGTGTGCGAGATGACCTGATAGGCGAAGACGAGGGGCGACCACTCGCGCTTGCCCTTGATCTGCTTGGTCGAACGCTTCATGAACGAGTTCAGAAGGTCATAGTCGATGGACGGATGGATCAGCAACTCGAAGTTGGGTCGGTTCGGGACAATGCAGCGCATGTCCTCGATCTCGACTTCCTGCTGCGCCTCTTCACGCATCTGCGCGAGGATCGTGGCATTGTCGAGCGGCTTCTCTTCCGAAGCAACCGGAAGACCGTTGTCAAGACCGGTGCCGAAGGTGCGTGTCTCAGTCATGATGTTGTTATTCCTTCTGATGATGTTGGTTGTTGATGATGCTGCTCTGGCCCTAGGCCGGATGGTGAGTCCAGTCTAGGGCCAGAGCGGGTGGTGGTGGAAGCGGAGCCGGATCAGGTGACGTTGCTGACCGCGAACTCCAACTCGAAGGTTGCTGCGTCACCGGACGAGGCGTCAACCTCGATCTCGGTGAAACCCACAAGCAGGGCGTTGGCGTAGACGACGGGCTTGCCCACAGCCACGAGGTCTTCATCGGTCGGCGTGACCGAAACGGTGGTGCGCCACTTGCCGACGCGACCACGCATGAGGGTGACCATCGCCTCGTCACGAACCAGATCGAACGCACGCGCCACGGAGATGTTGTCCACCTCGGCGGGAGACGACATCACGTCAGGAACGAGACTGCCTCCGTCGTAGACCTTGTTCGTATCGGCATTGATGTTGCCGCCCGTCTTGTTGGCGAAGTATTCGTCGACTCCGACGACCTTCACCAAGAACTGCCGCTGTGCAGACTTCATGATGCTCTATTCCCTTCTGTTCTTGGTGTTGGTGATCAGAGGCCGGAGAGCAGACCGACCTTGACGATGTTGAGGGACACGAGTCCACCGGCAGGCGACACACGGACCAACAGAAGAGCACGCACCTCGTTGTTGGCGAGGGTCGTGGTCGTGTTGACCGTGGAACCCGTCTCCACTCGGTAGCCGGGATCGACCAGTTCGTTGTCGGCGTCGTAGTTCTCAAAGAGGCCGCCCGCTGCACGGATCGGCTCGACCAGACCGACGAGAGCCGCGTTGATCGAAGAGAGCAACTGACCCTTCCGGTCCACCGGGGCGAACACGTAGTCCTCCAACCGCTTCTCCGCCTGAACCACGAGGTAGTTCAGAAGGTCTCGGTCCTTCAGATACGAGTAGTTCTCCACGTCCGAGGACACGGAGCGCCAACCGTACAGGCGGATCGAGTTCGCGATGTTTCGGATGACCGACACCTTCGCGTTGTCGAGGTCGTTCGCCTCCTCCGTGGTGAACGTCTGCTCCACGGCAATGACGGACGACATCTTGCCCATCGCACCGGCAGGAGCACGCCACGGACCCACAGTGTCATGCGCGACGGCACGACGACCGGCCACGGCACCCTCAGGCGAGATGTAGCGGACACCACCGGCACCATCGGCAATGCCGACCCACGGTGCGAACAGACCCGCGTACTCGGAGTCGAGAGTCGCCGCGCTGGACTTCAGGTTGCTGGCGGACTCGTTCGATGCGGCTGCGAGAATCGCAATGCGATTGTTCAACTTGCAGTGATCGATGAGAGCACCCCAAGCAGTCGCACCGGTCTGACCCGGCATCGCCACACACCCATCACCGAGGTCACGAGCGAACCGGGTAAGAGCGCTGATGTGATGCGTTCCGGTGATGGAAGCGCGGTCATCGGTACCGGCAGAGAGTGGCGTCTCGGCAGTGATCGCGGGGAACTTCTCCAAGGGGTCCACCGCATCCGAACCGAGGTCCACGAGCCTGATGTACGACGAGTCCTTGAACTTCTGGACTGCCGACGCAACGGTCGCGATGTTGGTCACATCCTCCACCACGTCATCGTTGTACTTCACGATGATTCGGAACGTGTCGGCTGCTGCACCGTCACGAACCTCAATGGTGACGTTGGAACTCCACGCACCCGGCGAAGCCGCATCGACACGCATGGTCGGCTCGGCAATGGTCTGGCGGTCGTTGATCGTGATCGTGCCCTTCGTGGCAGCGGGGCCAACAACGCGGGCTGCGTATGCCTGCTGACCACCCTCCGCGAAAAAGGTCCGCAACTGATCGAACAGGGTCGAGTACGTGGTGCGCTCACCGAGCAACGCTTCCACGTCGGCCATGTCGCGCATGAGGATCGGCTTGTCCGTGACACCCCGCTCCGCGAGACCCACAACGAAGAACTGCCCCGACGGCGTGCGAAGAGGCTGGGTCGGGCCACTCCGCGTCGAGGTCTGGACGATGACACCGGGCATCAGGACTGCTCCTCTTCACTGGCAGCACGCCCACGGCGGGACGTGCTGGTCTTCTTCTTCGACTCGGATGCGGGTGCTTCCTCGCCGGACTTGTTCGATTCTCCATCAGACGAGGGAGGTACCTCGTAATCCTGCGGTCCACCGGAGAGGACGCCGGATCGAGTGTCTGCCTCTTCTGAGTTGTTCTCTTCCTCGACTTCGCCCTTGTCGATCAACTTGCCGGATTCCACCCCGAGCCTGATCTGATGGGACGACTCGAACGTACCGGTCTCTCCTCCACCGAGGACATGACCGGCTGCGTCCATAGTGTATGACGAGTCGGTCGTGTTGTAGTACCTACGCTTCTTCACGGCGTTTCCTCCTGAATCTTGCTTGCTTCCACCACAACTGTGTTTGCCGTCGCGAGTCGCGGAAGGTAGGTGCTCTCCTGCACCGTCGCTTCGATGTTCACGATTCCTCCGGCCATCCACCTCGACGATTGATCGTTCGCCTTCATCGCGTCAAGGAAGTCTTCTGTGAGTGTGTCCTCTTCCAGTCTGATCGTTCCCTCCGAGCGTAGCGACGGAGTGTTTAGCAAGGTAGAGCGAAGGATAGCCATCATCCAGTCGCGCATCTCCATGCACGAGTCGTACGTCGGCTCCACCCAATTGCCATCCGGCGTCTCAGGTGTACGACACCAGACGAATACCCTGATCGCATATCGAGCCTCGTAGACGTTCTCGCCCATCTCGTTGATGTCCACACGTGTCCACCGCCGGGACTGCGTGACGTACGAACCAACGGAAGGGTAGAGAGTGACAGAGAGAGGGTCATACGACTTGTAGGTCAAAGGGTACGGAAGCAAGTGGTCTGCAAGTTCGTACTCTTCACGCGCCGCATCGATCAGTACCGGCATGTCTTCGGAAAGGAACTGAGCAAGACGCGCTCGCAAGTGTGGCGCACCGACGGGAATGACGTTGCTCATCGCTTACCCCTTCCAATGATGCGCTTCGCAAGAATGTCTCGAACGTCCTTCGAGATGCCGGGTGTGACGTAGATGATCGGACGGGCCGGAATGTGAGGTTTGCCGTTACGAGTCGTTCCTCGGTGTTGCCACGCGGCCAAGTCTGATGTACTTCCGAACCGTGCCGAGTTACCCATGTACTCTTCCAACTGCATCGGGCGCTTCGTGAACTCGTTCCGAAGTCCTCCGGTCCGAACAAGAATCTTCCGGCTGTAGCCCGACCTGATCTTCCAGAGACGATACTCGCTCTTCAGCGGTGCCCATGGACGGCCAAGATACGCACCTTCCGTGACGAACTGTCGAGTGGCTACACGCGAAAGGTACGCGCCCACTGAGGGCCACGCACCGGATACATCGCCTGCTCGCTTCTTGATCGCCTTGACCCGCAACTTCGCCTGTCGGACTCCCATCACTCGCACATAGCCGCTCATACGACCACACGCCTGCGAAGACGATCGAACCTCTTCAGTTCGTCCTCAGTCCAACCCTTGCCACGGTTGTCCGGCTCGCGGTTCTTCACTGCGTCACCGGAACGAAGATCGATGGTGTCGTCGTACATCGGACCAACCTCGCGTGCCGCAACTCGCTTGATAGCGGTCCGAACACTTTCGTACTGCGGCATCGTTGCGAGGTTGTAGCCACCGATGTACTCGATGATGTAGGGCGACATCGCATACCCGGCATAGAAACCACCGGGGACGATGAGGGGGTCGCCGACCGCGTTGCCACCCGTGCGAACGTTATCGATCATGCGACCCTCCTCACCGATCAAGATGTCGCGCTCCATTGGGGCAGGGAAGATGGGTGTGTAGTACCCGGTGAACGGGGCAATCAATCCGGCCTCCACCGCCGTGTGACTGATCACCTTGTGAATCGGAGAGATGCTGACGTTGGCGAACCCCTGCCCGTCCGTCGTCACCAACTCCCTGATCTGCACTAGTTCCAGCGGACGGTTGCAGTACGTCTCCAACTCACCCTGAACGCCATTCAGAATCTCCTGCGCTTCCTCCTTCTGAGGGACATTGAGGTTGAGGTTCGACATGTACTTGATCAACTCGTCCGCTGAAACCAGCATCGAACTACTCCTTGGTGTCGTTCTCGTCGTCGCCCTGCTCGTTCTCGTCGGCGTCGATGAGGGACTGGGCCTGAGCCTCGTCCGTGTTGATGCCGAGAGCGTTCAGGGTGTTGAGCGGGACGGCAGTGCCCTTGACGTACACGAGGATGTACGACGGGCGCTTGGAACGGAACGGGTAGACCTCGCGGTACACGTCCTCGTCCACGACCGCCATGTTGCCGACGATGGTCCCGGAGAACTGAGTCTCCTCACCTTCACGAAGGATGCGACCCTTGGGAGGATCGACCTTCTTACCGGCGTTGGTCGGGTTGACCGTGTTCGGACCATTCCCGAACAACATGCCCTTGCTGGACAGGTACTCGTTCGATGCCATCTCGACACCGTCGCCACCCTCGGACTCGTCATCCTCGGAGTCGTCCTCAGAGGGGTTCTGATCCTTGGCCGCGTCGTCCTCGTCGTTTGAGTCGTCATCGGAGTTGTTGTCGTCTCCGTACACGTACTCGCGCTTCTCGTCGTCGGACATGTCGTTCCAGTTGTCCGGCTTCGGCTTGTCGACGTTGGTGGGGTACCCATCGGCATCGAAGTTGTTCTCCGCGTTGCGCCGCTCTTCGATGGCGTCGGACATTCCGGTGGGGCTCACCCCCTGCTGCTTGTCCTGCGGGTTCTCGGACACGTTCTGCCCCTCACTACTCTTCGGCGCTGCCGCCGTCTTCTTCGCCGTCTGAGAGCCACCACTGCGGCGGCTGTTTGACTGCCTGCTCTTGCTCGCCATGCTTCACATCTCCTGTGCAGTTCGCTTGTCCGCACACGGGGCACGGACCGGGTTTGTGTTCAACACGCTTCAGAAGCGGGTACTTATCTGCGTACTCCGCAAACTGAATACGGAGGTCGGGCTCCGGTTCACGCCTCGGGGAGAACATGACCATGATGAACCCGACCTCCGTACTAGGTGTTACGAACCCTTCGGATCAGGCGAGGAACGTGCCCTTGACGAAGGACTCGGGGCGCTTCACCGCGAGGGCGATGCGCTCTTCCACAAGGATCGCGATGGCGTTGCGAACGAAGAAGTCCGCGTGCTGCTCGGCGATACGGACGGACGCACGCGCCCGGTCGTACAACTGAGCGCCGGTGCCGAACGCGCCGGTGAGGAAGGTGCCCTCCGGCATGGCCGGGGTCTCCACAACGGGAAGACGCCAAATCTGAGCCGACATGCCGATGGCAACGTTCGCCACGAGCATGTACTGACCATCGTTGCCCTTCTGAAGTTCCACGTCCTCCCAGTCGTTCGGGTGAACGACGTAACCGGTGGGCGGGAAGTAGGCGAGCACGGCCTTGGTCGCGGCACGACGGAGCGCGTCGGACTTCGGCTCGTAGGTGACCGTCGCAGTGGGGTCGATGTCCTGCTGCGTGTAGGTCTGGATGCCGGGCGTGTTCAGGATGCCGAGAAGGTTCTCGTTGGTGCCGTCACCGTTGAGAATCTGGTCGTCCTCTTCGAGCGCCAGACCGTAGAGCAGTTCGTTGTTGATCGTGCTCTGCAACTGCGGCTGGTCCTGAAGCGTGTTGCGGTGCGCCGCCTCCCAGTGGGCGATGGTCCGCACGGGGGCCTGAGCCGCCGTGAACTGAAGGGAGGACTTCGGCTTCAGTCCGAAGTTGGTGTTGTCACCCGTGCGCTCCGCGACGGTCTGGGCGTTGCCCGCACCGCCGTTCTCCGCGAAGCCGGTCACCTTGAAGTAGTCGATCAGGGACGCGCTCGTGGTGGCGACCGGGAAGAGGTCACGCACACGGGCGGTCCGCTGACCACGCGGCACCATCGGGTCGAACTGGACTCGGGTACCGACGCCCATCGCGACGTTGTGCGAACCGAGGGCGGTGTACACGTCCTTCTTGCCCCAACCCTGCGATGCGACATCGAAGGTATCGAGTTCGTACGGCTGGCGCATGGTGAAGCCGCCGCCTTCCAGCAACTCCTTGAACTCCTCCGAGTCGGTGAACGCGACACCGAGAGACTTCATCTGCGGCATGTTCGGCATCTGACCGAACTGCTGCGCGACGGCGTTCGCGGCGACGGCGGAAGACGCGAGGGAGGGGTTCTCCATCCACGCCTTCAGTTCGGGGCCCATGATCTCGGCCTCCATGAGCATCTTGATCTCGTTGACGTTCTCCATCGCGGCACGAATGGTGCCAGCGTCCTTCTTGGAGACCTCGACGTTGTTGCCATCGACCTTGATGACATCGGGACGGCTGGTGCCCTCCTCGATGATCGCCAACTGGCCCATCAGTGCCGACTTGAGTTCGGTCATGCGAGCGGACTCGGTCATTGCTCTTACCTTTCGATTGGTTTCTGAACCTGCATGGTTTCGAGTTGCCCTACCCTGTCAGCACAGTCAGGGGTACTCAGTGGTGAACATTCTGCACTACGAGAGGCTGTCGAGGAAAGCACGTGCGTCCTTGACCTCAGTCGTGTCGAAAACGACCTTCTCCTCGTCCTCTTCGTCGTACTCCTCTTCGGACACCTCTTCGGAGTCCTTATCCTTGGGCTTCGCGGCAGACTTCTCGCGAGGCGTGATCGTGGCAGTACCGATGGTGTTGCCATCATCATCCACCTGAATGTACTCGTCGGACTGGCCGACCTGAGCACCCTTCTCGCAGATGGTGTGAATGGCGGCAGCGATGGACTTCAAACCCTCTGCCTCCGCACCCTCGGCAGTGTCGAGCCCTTCATCGATGATGTCGAGGAGGGCGTTGCCGTGCTCTTCGATGGCATCCTGATCACCGGACTCGATGGCCTCATCGAATGCAGAGGCGTGCTCGGCCATGCTGTCCGCGATCTCGGCTTCCACCGCACCGGCGCTCTTCTGCTCGGTGAGGAACACGACGAGTTCCTTGACTTCGGTCTGCTCTTCCTCGTCGTCCTTCGCTTCCGGCTCTTCCTGCGACTGCATGGCAGTGAGGAGTTCCGTGAGCGCACCGATGGCGTTCTTCACGAGCACGACGTTCTCGGCAGAGAGCATCCCCTTGCCTTCACCCGCGATGGCTGCTTCCAGTTCCTCCACGAGCGAGGTGTCGTCGGGAACTTCAGAACCATCATGAGCGAACGCCTTCATCTCCGCGACGAAGGTGTCGATCTTGTCCATGTCGAGAGTGACGGTGTAGTCGGGGCCGAACATGTGCTTGAACGCCATGTGCTCCAACTGGGCTTCCTTCACGGAGCCCACGGAACGAGCGGCACCCATCGCACCCCAGAGAACCGGGCTGTACTCGTATAGGTCGAGGTGCTTGATCCGGCGAACACCAGCCTTCTGATCGATGGTCGCACCACCGGGCGGAACCTGATAGCCGATGGACCACTCCTGATCGTCACCGAAGAACTTCACATCGGAGTAGGCGTCTTTCCCGCGCTGCGTCTCCAAGTTGAACTCGGTGAGCACCTTCAGAGCACCGGCTTCCTTCGGCCACGGATCACCATTGGGCAGCGTCTTCGGGAGATCGGGGTGAAGCGGGGGCAACTCCTCGATCGATTCCGTTCGGGAGATGGGAGTGTTCCAGTCGTGAGACCAGACACCCTTGGGCTTACGGGTGGCGAGTGTCTTCTCGTACGCACCCGGCTCGATGATGTCCTTGACGTTGTCCACGATGCCGGTAACGGAGACGAACGTCTCGACCAGTCCACGCGCCTCGTCAAGCACCTTCACCCCGGAGACGGGGACGCACTTGTGTTCGATCTGCATGTCATCTCCTACTGACTTGGTTTCATCTTCTGAATGATTCTGCTTGACTTCTCGACCGGACTTGCGAGCCATATCAGGAAGAGCGCCAAGTTCCATGAGAAGCGCCACGTCTCCGCGATCAAGTCCGAGAAGGCCCGATGACTTGGTATAGACATCATCGTCGTATCCCTTCTCGCGCTTCATCGCATCCCATTCGGCGAGAGCACGCTTCGCTGCGGCCTGAACCTTGGGGGATACATTACCCTCCCCACGCGCCCACTTCTTGATGTTGTTGATTGCGACCGCCGTGGCGTGTCCCACGGACATGCCGCCACGGATGAGGGCGTTGCGGACGATGCGGATGTAACGAGGCATCTTGCCGCTACGGGTTCGTTCGATCCAGTTCTGACCGTTGGAGCGAGAACCGATGCTTCGGTCGTTACCAATACGACCGCCGGGAGTGCGTACGCGTGCCATTGCTATGCCCTGTCCTTCAGTCGCTTCTTGGGGAGTGGTGCGGGCTTGGTGCGCGGCTTGAACTTGGGCCGGTCACCATCCTTCGGTTCCTTGGGCCAATGCTCATCCTCGACCTCAACCCCGAAGTGCTTGCGTGCGGCCACGATGCGTTCGTAGTCCGACTTATTGGCATCCAACCAACCGGGAGGTACCACCCAGCCTAGCGGAATATTGATCGGGAATCCGCTCTCCATGTCGATGATCGGCTCGACAGGGATATCGAAAGGAATCAGAACGTCCATTACTTGTAGTCCTCCAAGAACTCCATCAGGGTGTCAGACATCAGGTCACCGAGAGCGATGGAGAAGTCTCGCGGGTCCGGATCGAACAGGTACTCACACCACGCCTCAGCACACATCTCGTGGATCGAAGACGAACCGTACGCGGATAGCACCTCGTTGACAGTGCCACGGTTCATCTTGGCGAACGGTGCCCAACTCGTACCGCTGTTGTTGTTGATGTTCGAGTCTGCCTCGTAGCGGAACTCATCGTCGGACATGTCTTCCGTGGTGATCTCCCATTCATCGAAGACATCCTTCAGACCCTCATAGAACCGGGCCTTGCGCTCCGAACTCTTCGTCCTCGTATTGTCGCGACCAGTGTCGAAGTTACCGAAGCCGATATTCGCCACCGTGTGACCGATCTCGTGAATGGTCGTCTTCAACTGCGCAATCTGAGTGTCTTCGAAGTAGTCGCCGTACTCATCGAGAAGACGAGTGCTGCCTACATGCCACGAGTTATCGGCAGTGAACGAGTTTAGTAGACCCTTCGCGCTCACATCCACGTTGTCATGATTGCCGAAGTACGACGTGTTGAATCGCAACTGAGTCACCGGAACGGCTGGACCGCCGTCGTGCTCTTGATCCCATGTGGTGGCGTTGTATGCGATCACACCGATGCCATATCGATACATGTTGTCGGTGCCGACGCTCTGCACGAGCCGAGTGAAACCGGGGTACATCTGCTCATGCACGAGGATGACGGCATTGATATCTTCAAGCGCTTTCGCATCGAGACCCACACCATCATTATCCGTCAGTTGGATACCCATGCTGCGAGTGAACGCCTTCGCAGTGGCGAGCCGGTGCTCGTAGTCGTCCTCCCACTTCGTGACCTGCTCGGGAGTCGGCTCCTTACCCGTCTTCGGATCGTAATCGAAGCCGGGGATGCCGGGCCACATGTCATAGATGTTCTCGTAGTCACGGTTGCCACGACCCTGCCAGACCTGCTCACGCGCCTTGGCTGCACGCTCGGCTGCCTTCTTCGCGAGTTCCTTGGTCTTGGAGTGTCCGCCTTCCAACTTCTGCTTGCCGGGGCGCTGGTTGCGATTCGTGACATACATCGAGTTCAGAGACCACACGAACCCGCCTGTATTCGCAGGACCAACTTCGAGTGAGTATCGACCGGTGTACGTTGCACGCGATTCACCGTCGTAGGAGTCGGCCCACTTCAAAGAGGAACCGGCCTTCTGGCGGCTTGACGGAGACGTGGCGGGGTTCCGGCCCGTCGAAGCCCTGTGCGTGCGCGCAGCGGCCACCACGGATGCGAGATCAGTGGCGTTTGACGCCGCGCCACCTTCCGCAACGATGGGCGTACCGATGGGCTGGCCGTAGTGAGCCGCGCCTTCAGGAGTTCGGACGTAGCGGATGCCGTCCTTCTCCTCAACGAAAGGGTCGGACTGCTTCTCCTCACACTTCGGGCACTGTGGGTTCTCCACATCGTCGGTGAAGTAGTCGTGACCATTCGGGCACGTCAGACGAACGGCCTTCTCTTCAGAACCATCAGGATCGTCCGGAAGACCATCGAACTCTGCATCGAAAGAGACTGTCTCGAACCACTCATCGAGCAAGCGGTCCTGAGCCGACGGACTGCTCATCTCATACGTCGGTGGTGCCATGTTGCAGTACCTCCTTCAGATTGAACGTGTGGCTGCACTGCACACAGGTTCCTAGTTCGCTGATGTCTTGAAGAGTGAAGTCTGTCTGGACAGTCACCTTCGCCATGAACTCGTGCCACCCGCAGACCGGGCATTGGATCGGTGGTGCCGGTTCCGGATTGAAGCGTTCCCTCGTAGCGATATCGATGATCACAGCCATGATGGATCAACCGCCCATTCCTCGAAGACGACTGGATTGATGTACGAATCGAGCGACACCTTGCGAGTGTTGCCGAGAACCGCCGCAACTGCATCACCTACCTCGTTGCGCCACTTGGAGAACTCACGCTGCGATGACGGCACATCTTCACCGCGCTTCCTGATCAGATCGAGTGCGATAGCGTTGGCCTTCAAGGTTCGCAAGTCCTTCAGATTGAAGCCCTGCCCTACGACGCTACGGAACTCCTTCTCGACCTTCAGTACATTGACCTCGAAGAGAGGTTGGTTGCGACTGCGTGTCTTCAGACGCTCTCGCAACATGTCCGCAAGTACCTTGTCACGCATCTTGATCGTGATCGGTGCCTTGCGCTTGCCGGGCGTGAACGTCAACGTCACGAGACCTGTCGGCGTGACCTTCACATGCTGCGCCTGAAGTGTGGTCGCACCGAACGTCTCCACATCCGCACCAGAGCCGCCCCGGTCAGGACGCATGCCCAACCGACGCATCATCATGATCGCGTCCGCGTTCTCATCGCCGGTGTTCTTTGCGAGGTATGCATCAAGCGTTCGCATCTTCTTCTGAAGTTGCTTGATACGCTCGAACTTCACTGCGTCTCGGATCGTCTCCTGCTCGGCGGTGTACTGCGTCTGCTGCTTGCCCTTGTAGTCGAATCCCTGCATCTTGACCCGAGTCTTCTTCTGGTCAATGGGAATCTGAACGCTTCGCCATGCCGGAGGGGTGACCAACTTCTTGCGCTCTGCGTCAGTCGCCCACTTGAACCCCGGCTTCAGTTCAATTCCTGCGAACGCCTCCAAGTTCTTGATCAGGTCGCGCTTGTCGGTACCTTCCTCAATGACCTCAGAGTTCACGTCGTATGCAACCCACATACCGTCATCTTCCTGCGCGACGTACATACGGAGGTTGCGTGCATCGACCCACAGGTCATAGCCCTCGTAGTCACTCGGAAGTTCCCACAGGTGCTTGGACCCCTTCACGTTCGGAGGGTTGGTGCTTGGCCCCTTGCCATTGGCAGGCTTCTGAGCGACAGAGAACTGCTTGTCCTTCGCCTTGCTGCGCATGCGTTGGGTATAACCCACCGAGGAGACTCGCGCATCGCGTTGTGCCGGTTCACCAGTCTTCGGAGAGCCCATCGCCGCGATGTCTGCGGCACGATCCGCAACGTAAGAGATGACGTTGCCCTCTGCATCACGACGGATCACGGTTCCAATCGGCTGCCCGAACCGCTCGGCGCCTTCTGGGGTACGCACCCGGTCCTTCTGAGAGATTGCAAACGCACGACTGGAAACTGTCATGGCGTAAGAAGCAGCGCGTTCGAGGAGGGTAGTCACTTCGCAGCCTTTCGGAACGGAATCGTCTCTTGGAACTTGCCGTACGACAGGATGATGCCGGTGATAGTGGCACCCTTCACCTCGTACCGCTGAACAGGCATCGGGTCATCCACATCGATGAACGCCAGAGTCATGTGCGGGGAGTAGCCGTGGTCGCTCTTGTGAGGGCCGCACTCCTTGATCACGTCATTCCGAAGGGATTCGATCTCCTTCGCATCCGCGTTGACGACGATAGGGTCACCCAACTTCGAGCCCTCGTCTGCCGCAAACCGCGTGATGCCGTTCAGACGGACAGGGAACACCTCGTACTTGTCTGCGATCTTCTTCAGGCGCTCCCACATCTCTACCTGCGGCATGTCGTAGTCGTCGGCCTTGTCGTACCACGCAAGTGTCACGTGGAGGTCTTCCTTCTTCAGACCACCCGGCCACGGTTCGACACCATCAACAGCAAGCATGACGCACACAGAGTCGTTGTACTCGCTCGTGTCGGGCGCACGCATAGCCTTCTCGCGCTGCCTACGACGACGACGGCGGCGTCGTTCCCGCTCATCTTCGGAGTAGTACCGACGACCACGCTGCACCATCTGGGCACGCTGCATGACCGTACCGATGCCGCGAGGCACTACGAGGTTGCCCGACATGCCGTGAACGTCCTTGGCTTCATTCCAGAGTTCGGTAGAAACCCCATCAGCCTGAAGGACCGCGAGGGCTACTACCTCACGGTCCATGTTCATCACTGCCGCTACTTCATCGAGAGTCTTGGCTTCAGAACCATCGGGAAGCGCAAGATCAAGTCGCCCCATTCCTGCTTGCGGGTTGTGCTCCAACCGAGAGCGCAGGGTCTTCAGAAGAGCCACGAACGAACCATCGACACTAACGTTGCCAGTCATGGCTACTCCTATTCCGTCACGAAAACGTTGCTGATGGGATCGAGGGCGGTTCCGTTCCACTCCCCCAGCAAGGTCAGGGGTTGCTTAGTTGCACCATCCCACTCCCAGAACGCGTAACCACTCTCACCAACAACAGGTGTCCCTGCGAGTGCGGCGATCTCGGGCTGAGTCAGGGCAGTATCGAAGATGCGAAGGTTGTCGTACCTGACATTCGGCTCGAACCCACCAAACCCACCAAGTACCAACGGGCCAGTGCCCGAGAGGTTGGCGTTGCTAGCGAAACCGGCTTGCACAGCATCGACATAGATCCTGCGCCATGCTCCATCGCCGGTGAGGGCAATATGCTTCCACGTCGTTGAGGGGATCGGTACTCCAGTGTCACCAGTACCCAAGTACCACTCCAAGTTCCCACCGGGTGTGACCTGCACGTTACCGAATGGAGAGTCGCCCTGATTCTCCCAATCGTTCAGAAAGACCGTGTAGGCGTTGGCTCCCGCACCGTTGATGTAGAAGTCGAACATGATGGTGAACGCAGTATTGACTGACCACGGTGTGATCACCGGACCAGCATCGAGATTCACCCGCAGTGCTGAGCCATGAAGCCCTGCCGCCCAACCAAGGATGTCAGTGATGTCAGGACCGCCCGCAACCTCGGCAGCGATGGAACCGGCACCCTCATCGAAGTTGTATCCGAGTTCCATGATCTACGCCCTCTCGAAGATCAATGTACCTACCGGAGTACCACCCGGAACCGCAGCGCCATTGTCGATGATGCGGAAGCCGTTACCGATCTTCACATCGATCTCTGTTTCGGTGTAGTACCGGTCATCATGGGTATGCCCGGTTGCCGCCTTGGCGTCGAGTGCCGCCTGCAAACCTGTGACGGTGCTGATGGCTTGTTCACCCGTGTGCGTTGTCCTGTCGCGGAGGGCCGCATCTGTGGCATTCGCAGTGGCCGTCGTACTGATGGTGATGGTGTCCGCTGCGTCGTTGACCGTCACCGAGATGTTTCCGACACCTACAAGCGCAACACCGATAGCATCACGAACCGCCTCGGCGTCCATCCCCGTGCCGTCACCCACAGCAGTGACGGTGAGAGTGTTCTCAGTGTCGTTGTAGTTCAGAGTGATGTTGCTACCAGCACCGAGAAGACCGCCGACTACATCCTGTACCGCTTCAACGAAGTCACTGACCTGAGTCGAAGTATGAAGGTGCGTCGATGGCGGGAAGGTCGCAGGCTTGTCGGAGATGTTTGTCCACGAGATCGTGCCACCGCCCGCTTCAGGGTCGATGGTCGCAATGATTGCGAGGAGTTCTGCACGAAGCGCGGCAACGTCCATCGCGGAAGCGACGGACGGCGTGGTCGGAATGACTTCCGCGAGATTGACTGACGCGGCAACCGATGGCACTGAGAACGTGAACGGCTTCGGAGTCACGCCCGTGAAGTTATCGAAGACGACCGCCGCACGCCACACCCAACCAACAGGGGTGGAGTCAGGGTCGTCAGTCGCCGGAAGCGAAAGAGGCTCCATCACACCGTTGACGATGCGACGAATGATCGTTTCCGGAAGGAAGGTCTGCCCGGCGACCTCCACGATCTGCTCGGACTTGAACCACACAGTCCCGTTCAGAGGTGTTCCGTTGCTGTTGTGAACGGTCCACGTGATCGGGATGAGGTTCCACTCTGCGGGGAGCGGCATTACTAACTCCTTCTACTAGATCGGAAGCGCTCTTACCGCTCCCCGCTACTACTGATGGATCAGGCGTACGTGTATGCGCCGACCTCGGTGGCGTTCCCGTCCGGGTGCTGCACCACGACATCGACGGCACCAGCGGCGTGAGCACCGGCGTTGCCAGTGATCGTGTAGGCGTCCACGACATCGAAGTTCGTGATCGCAACACCTCCGATGGTGGCACCAGTCGCACCGAGAAGGTTCTTGCCGGTGATGGTCACCGACGTACCACCGGCAGCGGCACCACCGGTCGGCTCAATGCTGGTGATGTCAGCCACCGGGTAGAGAGCGTCGATGGCAGACTGAGGAACCTCAACACCGGCCTTGAACAGAAGGCGGCGCTCCTCCTCACCCTGACGACCGGTACCGGTGAACGTCTCGTAGATGTCCTCGGTGAACTTGCGCACCGTCGGCTGAGTGACCGTCGTGGTCAGGGCTTCCAGCGCGGTCTTGTCTGCGATTGCGTCGCCTGAGGCGTCACGGATGGTCATTGCTAATCCCTTTCGATGATGTTGCGATGGTTGTTGAACTACGCGGTTCGGTTGCGACGTGCGATAGCAGACTCGCTGATCTTCCAATCAAGCCAACACCGGCAATTCGCGACCTCATGGATCGGGGCCGTCGGATCACCGGGGCGCTGCATCGATACCCCTCCGACCTTGAACGCGTTCTGTGCCTTACGCGTCTGGCCGTTGGCCTTCCAGTGCGAAGGGCGAGTCTTCTCATCCCTGTTCGCCTGCCACGTCTTCTCGATGTACGAGCCCGCCGAAGAGTACACCGCGTCACGGACTCCCTCCATCGTTGAAGTTGCGACGTTGATCGACAACTGCTTGTGCCACGAGGACCGCGTGGACATCATCTCACGAACGCGTCCCTTGATCTCCGTCAACGAAGCGCCGTCGCCATCCATCTCCTTGATCGCATCGATGATTCGGCGCGACTGGTTGGATGCCGCCTTCTCGATGAGGTCGAGGATCGGCGCGAGAGTGTTGTCAATCATGGCCTGAGCACCGGACGTGCCACCCATCAACTTCGTGAGTGGAGTGTTGCCGGATGAAGTCTTCCCGTCTGCTTCCAGCAACTTCACGAGCCCCTTCGCATCCATGTCAGCGGCGACACGTCGGGCCTCACGGAGAGCAGTCTTCAGAAGGATATTGTTCAGCGTGTCCCGAACCTCGTTACTCCACTTCTCCAACTCAACGACATAGAGCGGATCGATGACCTTCAGTTCGACACCCTTCTGCTCACCGTCCCAGTGACGCGTGCCCTTGCGTACCTTGGCGTGCGACAGGCGTTCGGAGATGACCTTCTCCTGTCGGTCGGTCCAGCCCGAGAGGACACCTTCAACCGCACCCTCAAGCATGGCGCGGTCTTCGGCGTACGGATGCGCAGGACCAGCGTCGAGTGACTTGACCTCTGTCTCCGGAGTGATCGTCTTCGCAACACGCATGGCACGAGCCGCGATGATGTTCTCGAAGTTCCGCTGTCCCTGCCGCGAACCCATGAGCGCACCACGACGGGCCGACTCCGTGGGATCGGGTGCGGCCTGCAACCCAACGGGCTTCATCTCCTGCACGGCCTTCACATCGGGGTCTGCACCGACAACGAGACCGTTCGGAAGGAAGTAGACCCGCGACGCCGGAAGGTTCATAGGCTGTTGCCCCGACTCGATGAGGTACTGGTCAAGCGTGGCAAGACCCTGACCGAACCGAGTGGCCGCAAGATCACGACGCTTCTGCTCGAAACGCTGTAGAACCTCGACCTTGCTGAAGTCGTGAACGATCTTGTCCTTCGACGGCTGCGGGATAAGCCGCTTGGACAAAGGACGAGTGATCGCGTTGCAGTGCTGCTTGACCGTGACCTGATGCCACATCTCGAACTCGGCATCCGCGTTGTCGAACGTGCGACCCGATGCATTACCGAGAACAGACTCGGGGCAACCGAATGCAGTGCGGATGTCTTCGTCCGATCCGCGCACGGCTTCCGCCCACTGAACATCACGAGGATTCGCAGCAAGGTCTTCAACCTGAAGACCATCAGCCTCGATGACCGTGGTCTGTCCTGCCGCCGCGTAACCACCGGAGAACCGACGCTTCACTTCGGATGCGTCTTCGTGGTTCAACTGACCTTGGATCGTCACGAGCATGCCGGGACGACCATCGTTCATCAGGAAGTTTCGGTTGAAGAGGCGAGCGAGGAAGTCCGTCTCAACCGCAAGCCCTGCCGCAACGAGCGGAGTCATCTGCATGTAGGGGTCGGTCGGGTGCGTCTTCGCCTTGATCCAGATCACACGCTCCGGAGGAATCTCTTCGACCACACCATCTGCACGGGTGATCTCGTATCCATCCACGAACTTCTGCCGCTTGCCTGCCGCGAACTCCTCGGGCGTCGGCACTTCACCCGGAATAGGACGAACCTCCCCCGGCGGGAGGAGGTGAATCTGAGCAGTACCACCAAGAATGTTCGGAACCATCTCGATGAAGGCACCGCGCCGAGAGAGGAGCAACTGGGATGACAGCCGGTATCGCAACTGCCATGCATCCTCATAGTCATTCGGCATGTCGTTGAGAAGTCGATCGATGGACTCGTACTCGACCAACTCACCGTCGTACATGTCACCACGGCGCACCACGATAGGGATGTCTGCCTGAGCCGCAGCGATGGCATCCACACAACGGAAGACCATCATCACCCGCTCATAGCCATCCTTCACCGCACGCTCGATATCCCAGTCACCCATGAGGGCGTACTGACGAGCACGAGCCACCAGCGAGCCTGCTGTGGCTCGACTAATGACCCCGGTGGCGTTGACCTTCGACTCGAAGAGTCCGCCCAAGAAGCGCATGTCCTACTCCCTCTAGTTCTGAAACCCTGTGATGATGCCGGTTGCGAAGATCAATGCGCCACATACGAGTAGACCGGCAGGCCATGTCCACAAGATGCCGCTGGCGACGGAGACAATGATGCCACCTACCAGCATCAGAACGATAGATGTGACCGCTCGGGCCAATGCGGCGCGTCGTGCAGCACGGACCACATCCTCTTGTGTCAACACCCGTGGATCGCCGGGACGACCTCTCATCTCCCCATCGAACTCGGGCTTAACATCGTCGGGCCAACGCGCCATCAAAGGTCACGTCCTCGATACGGCATGTCCTCGACGCCGAGGTCTTCCTCCCACGTCCCCATCATCTTCATCTCTCGCTTCGCCCTACCACCACAGGTCGGACAATCCTTACTGCACTGCATCCCGTGAGGGTGCGGGTGGAAACCACAGGCACGAGAGTGCGGGCGCTCATCCTCCTCCGGTTCCTTCTTCGGCTCGTCTACGACTTCAGAGGTACTGAGAACTTCGGCCACCTCCGTCGGAAGGGACATGATGCCGGTGACACCAGCAACGAAGGTGAACTCCGCGTCGGGGAACCGCTTGATCAGTTCCTCCTTGGCTTCCTTCGTCTCCTCCTCGGTCCAATCGACGTTGAGCGCGAGGAGCACCTTGTCGCCCGGCTTGATGACGAGACCCTGCATGATGATGATGTTCATAATGTTGTTGTTCTTCCTGTGAGGTGTTACGCGATCTTCACGGACAGACGGTTGCCTGCCACGCACGCCTCGCCCTGCTCCGAGAGAAGGCGGCTCAGGTTCTTGGCACTGATCCACGCGTTGCCGCCCAGACCATAGGACTTGCCCCACGAGTTGCGCCACCGGAACATCTCGTGAGTGAGATCGTCGTCATCAGGGTCGGGGAAAGCCGGGTCGTATCCGGTCAGGAGGATGCAGTGTCCACCTACCCACAGACCATCGACCTGAACGATGCCGTTCTCATCGGTCTCGTACATGCCTTCGTACCAGTTGATGCCGAGGACGACAGGACCGGACGTGATGAGAGCGTCCCGAACATCATCGATCCCGAAGCACCACCGGTAACCCTGCATCATGCCCTGCTCTTCGATGGTCTTCGCACCGGCGAGCACGGACGTACCGTCATAGTTCTCGCCTTCCCACTCATCGATCTGTCGAGCACGGCGGTAGACCTTCAGCGCATGAGCCTGCGCCTGAAGCGTCGATACACCTACCTGCGTCCGTGGACGGGCCAACAGTTCCCCAGTCCACCCAAACCCCACGCACGCGCCCTCACGGCCCTGATCCAGCACAGGACCGGCATGCCACAAACGACGAACCTTCGGCACTGACTCACCCATGACCGCTCGCATAGGGAAGTTTCGACTCTTCGGATCGTGTCGGGGTGCCCAGTCGAGTACGCGCTCTTCGTTCGGAATGACCTCATTCATCAGAAACTCCTCTTCATCAGGTAGTCAGGTAGCGGAACCATCGGGACGTTCTGCCCTGCTAGTTCATGAGCGCAATCCGAGAGAAACTGCCAGACCCCGTTGTGCAGGAACGAATGGCAGTTACCCCACGTACACGGACCCTCGTGGTTGGTGCGGTCGTGTCCGTACATCCACTCATCTGAGTCTTCTACGTCGTAGTAGTTCGTGATCTTATGTAATTGCTCTTCACAGTTGTCGTGATCCTCGCACGGCTCGACGGTGTGCGACGCCTTGCACGTCATCACCGTGGAGTAGGCAAGCAACGATGGATTGAAGGTCGGGGACTCCAAGTTCCCATCCCACTCCCACGTCGGCATCGCTTCACCGTTCTGACGACTGCTGTGGAGCGAGCCGTCCGGTCGATGGAACACCTCGACGGTGAACGCATGCGCGCCCTTGCAACCGGGGCAGTAGGTGAGTACATGCCGGTAGGCAGGGTACGACTCACCATCGGACGGTGCGTAGTTGACGGTGGCTTCTCGTGCAACAGGGTTTGTCATGCCAACAACCTCGATCTCTTTCCGAATGCGATCTCGTTGAATGCTCCGGTCACTGCATCGACCTGATCGTCGTGAGCACCGTTCGGGAACAGGGTAACTTCATCGAGAAAGGCGACGTTCCACGCACCCTTCACCATGTCCACGTTCCCGGCCTCCGCTGCCGAAGAGAATGCACCGGCTCGCGACTCCTTCGACCCGCTGGACCGGACACCCTTGAAGTTGAAGCCATATAGGACGTTGCGCTGGTAGTGGCTGATCGTGTTGACGCCACTCGACCCCGGCTCCTGCTCCATCGCAATCGGGATGCGCTGCCCATCCAGCATGGCGGTCTGTCGGATCACACGTTCCACCTCGTGAGGGCGACCCTGCAAGCGGACGATGTCATCAATGCTCCATCGACCTTCAGGCGACAGAGTGACAAGAGCACCCACGGTGTAGTCGGAGTCATCGTTCACAGTCGCGGCCAAGTCCCAGAACCGGTACGTCATCGCACGGCGGTCACCTTGGAACGGAGGAGTATCGATCACGTTGAACCAGTGACGCTGGAACATCGCTCCGTCAACGTCCACATCCCAGTCCCCGCGCAACAGGCGCTCACGGTCCACCGGGGACAGGTGCATCAGGTTCTTCTCGTACGACTCCTGATCCAGTGACGGGTTGTCCGTCAGTCGAGCCGGTACGAACGTCGCTCCACCCTTACGTGTCTTCGGGTCCACGAAGTGCGCCTTCACCCAGAGGTGGCCGATACCACCGGGGTTCGTTGCGCTACGCATCCGCAGAGGGACATCGAAGATCGTCATGCCATCGGGTGCCGCTGTGTACTGAGTGGTGACCTTCGGGTCGGCGAATGCTTGCTTGCACTTCCGGCGACCGAGTTGGGTGACGTGCTTGTAGTACACCGCGCCTGCGTGGTTCCGGTATGCACGGAGAGCCGTGTTGCAGTTCAGGCAGTTGATCTGAGGTCGTCGGATACGGGAGAACATGTAGTTGTACGTGGTCTCCTCGAAGTGCGTAAGTTCATCGAACCCGACGAACTGGTACTCAGCCGACTGGAACTTGTGCTTGTCAGCATCGCGTCCGAGGTAACCGAACTGCAACCGGGCAGGGACGTTCGGGTTGGCCGTAGGGAACTCCCAGATACGACCACCATCACGCGGACGTGCAGGGGTGTCACCCAGCCACGTACGAGCACGGTCGAGAATCGCGCCCGGTGCGTTCAGGTCGGGCCACGTACGACGAAGGATCAGTGCGGAGTAACCGGGGACATCGACGTACTGCATCGCCGCCATTAGAAGAGCATCGGACTTACCACCACCGGCTGCACCGCCATACATGGCTTCTTCACCCGGCACGTTGAGGAAGACCTGCTGCACCGGGTGAGGGATATGCTTGATGTACGGCTCCACCAGACGCGGTACAGCCAATTGCAACATAGCCTCGCGCTGTTCAGGAGACAACGCCAAGACCTTCGCCATGATGTCCGGTGGGATGCGCTCATCGGCAAGCGTTGACATTGCGTACTCCTGTGGAGGTCAGTGTTCTTCCGAATACTTCAGTACCTCATTGATCTCTCTGTTCCGGCGGTAGAGGGAGGACTTGGTGTCCACCACCACTCGCCACGCCCAGAACAGGAAGTGAGCGATCACGACACCATTGGTCGGCTCGCCGTCCTTCAGAGGTAGGGCAATGATGATAGCCCACCCGAGGAATAGAAGACCGCCCAACACATTGCGCGTCAGGCGGAAGCGAGCACTTGGGACCATCATGGCGAGGCCAACGGTGATCTGCATCATGCCAAAGGTGAACCTCGGAAGATGATCAAAGGTGAGGTTCGTGATTTTGTTCTCGATGAGGATGTCAGGCGAGAACGCGGTGAGGCATCCGAAGATGATCAAGAGGTACGCAACGTACTTCGTACACTTCGTGACGTACTGCGAGTACGGGTCCATGTGCGGGACTGCTTCCGTGAGTGGGATAGGCCGAAGCAGGGGCAGCCCACGTAACTACCCCCGCTACCGGCCCTACCCTACTCCTCCGTCTGCTTTTCGCACTCCGGATCAGAAGGATCGTGCTCGTCACCGAGCCCCTGACGACAGACGTAGCACCATGCCACGACGGACTTGTAGGGATCGACCTCAGCGTTTCCCGGTAGCCCCGTAACCTCGCCACCGGGAACTGTGACTTCCTGCCCTTCCTTGTTGTACACGACTTCGTGCTCCTTCGGGATCGGTGTGACAAGAAGACGCTCAGCAACTTTCACAAGTAACTCGAACATCTTCACGAAGCCTTCTCCTGTTCCTCTACGTAGTCGATGATACGCCCCGCAATGTCTTCGAGGTCGTATAGATCGTCCACGGTGAAGATCGTGGTGACGTTCTGCGGCCCGAGGAAGATGCGCCACCGCCGTTGGGACGGATCGGCCTTGCGCTCCTCTTCATTGGCCGCGTACGTGCCGTTGGCGTCGGTGATTCGCCGCCCCGTTCCACGCCACTGAGGCTTACCTCTGGTCATCCCTTCTTCACCAGCATGTACTCGATACCTCGGGTCTCGTGGTCCGTGAAGAGAGGACCGCCATGTCTCTTCGGAAGAATACGGAATGTGTTCCGAACCTTGATCTCGGTTCCGTCAGTACCGGGGATGGTGAACAGGTACTCGATGCCGAGTTCGCCGTGAAACCTTGCACCGACCTTCATCATCTCGCTAATCCAGAGTCGGTAGGCCCAACCACCCTTGCGAATGTTGGCGTCGAGTTGACCGATGATCGCGTGACCGGTCTTCTTCAACTTCCGCAAGAACCTCACGAACCTTCGGATGTTCTTACGGAGCATCTTCTTCCGCTTCGGGCCGTCACCGTCCTGATCACCTCCGACTACGAAGTGACCACCAACTTCCCAGTGTTTTAGAAGACTCGCTTTGTGGCTCAGCAGGGAAGCACGGAACCACCGCGACTCAGAGATGCCAGCACGTCCGAGATGGCTCAGGGTCACCTTGCTCTTCTCGCGGGTGAAGATGGCACCGTTCCACAGGTTCGGCTGGCCCGAGGAGACTGGCGTCCTCTTGCCGCGCTTCACACCGGGGTACGACGCCCAACGGTTGCCGGGCTTGTTGAAGAGTTCTCCCAGAGCATCCCAGTAGTAGTCCCACCGGAACTCCTGCACCACTAGAGAATCGAAGTGCTTCATAAGATGCTCCATGTCAGCCTTGACCGCCTCCTTTCGCATGGGAGGGTTACCGCGCTCGTTGGTACCCGCGAACTGAAGCCACGGCGTGCTGTTCTCTGTCATTGGTTTTCCCTCCGCTTGGTCATCCGCCCAAGATCACGACTGATGCCCTCTGACATGCGCTGACATTCCCTCAGTTGCCCTTCTAAGTCCTTGAGTTCCTTACGAGTGTCATCGACCTGTCTCTGTAGAAACTTCTCGTTCTGCTTGCACGCTTCGAGTTCGGTCTCTAGTACCTGCCTGCCAGCATCGCTCAGTTCCATGTCACGAACTTTCTTCATCGGGGGAGGTGTCTACGAACACCATACCGAGCATGTCCTGTAGTCGTTGCGGTACCGGAAACTTGTTGAAGTCGAGGATGTCCTCTTCCTTGTTGACATATCGCACGAAGGGTCTGATCCACTCAGGGGTGTCCCGCATGAGGTCGTCGTACAGCGAGTAAAGAGCGTGGATGCAGTGCTTATCGCAGGGGTTGTCGGAGCGTGCTGTCTTCGCGCAGATGTGAAGGTGCGACGTAGCCGGATTGAAGTCCGCGTGCTCGTACTGGGGAACCTTCACAAAGACATCGTTGATGAGTCGGTCCGCGTGACGGGCACCCCGCTCCTGTGGTGTCTCGACCTTCTCGATGGGGTGCACACCATACGCGGGGTTGGGTTCCTCCGCGACGAGACTCGCCCCGAAGAACGGGCTCTGCTGTCCCGGCTGTACTTCCGGCACGGTGATATCCGAGGGAAGCGCCTTCTCTGCCAAGCCGAGTGAAGAGGTCCGCTCGTGCTCCAACATGTCCCGCAGCGGGTCGTCCAAGTCTTCCGGACGCTTCACTTCGAGATGCAGTCGCTCTTCAGGCGCGAACGTGTACGCCGGACCGTAGTTGAGGGGTGCCGTACCCGTTCCATCGTCTTCGCAAGGATAGAACTCGCCCTTGGTCCCGCACATGATCCACTGGCCGTCCTTCACACCGACCCACGTCTCGTGCAGTTGGTCGTACACGGCGGCGGTGATGTCGCTCGACCAGTCCTCATCGGCGATGTTCTGCCACAGCGTCTCGGTCATGCCGGTGGCGCGTCGCTTCAGGAACACGTGAGCACCCTGCACGATCTGTACGTCCGGCATCGCGGCCAGACGCTCCTTGATCCAGTTCCGAACGTCAGCGAGGTTCTTCCCCGTCCATCGGATCGCGTGAACCGGGATCGGCTTCTTCACGAACTCCATCAGTCTTCTCCTGCCTTCTTGCGAGTGTCGGCGTAGTCCCCGACGAACCACACCCGGTAGGGGTCTTCTCCGTTGCCGTGATGCGGAGCGAACACACGAGCACCGTTGACGATGAAGAACTCACCGGCCTCGTGATCTTCGACCTGCCGAATCCGATCGAACAACCACCCGAGCCACGTCGCTTCGTTGTACGTGGCAGGCGGCACGATGAACTCGTGGCGCACACGGATGATCCGGTCGTGGTTGTACGAGTCCGGCGTCTGTGACACGACGTAGAACGCGTACCCACGGACAGAGCCGTCCGCGATGAACGGGGCCATGTGGAACTCCCACCCCGGCTTGTACTCGATGCTGTTCACAAGGTCTCGCAACCCCGGTGGCTCGAAGAGTTCGGGCATCACCGTCCTCACTTCCTCTCCCATGATCGGATTCCCTTCCTCGCGTCTCGCACTTGCTTGCTGGTGGGCGACTCGCCCTTGGTCAGACCGTCCCAGTAGGTGCAGAGGTCATCGATGCACTGCATGACCGTCTGTTCGGTCCACGGCAAGGATAGACCGTCACCCTCCTCACGTGGAACGTAATGAATGTGAAGATGGAACACAGACTGAGTGGCAGACCGTCCACGACTGGTGATGAGGTTGTAGTCCCCGCCCACCTTGTGCGCGTAGGCCGATGCTGCCGAGAAGACTGCACCCGCCGTGATGGGTGATTCACCCGCGTTTGCGATGTGCGCCCTCGGTATGAACAACCGATGTCCCGGTACGACAGGATTCAGAGGCTCGAACTTGTAGACGATGGGACGGATGGCTACGCCCACCGCTCCAACGATCTTGTCGATGTGACAGAACGGACAGTCCGGCTGGTGGTTGGTGTTCATACCGCCTCCACCATCTCGCGCATCTGAATCCATCCGTCGAAGTTGCCGATGGGAGGAACGTCCACGAAGTAGCGCGGCTGTGCCGGATGCTCCATCGGTGACCAGTGCGGCGGGTTGGCGCCACGGAGTCGCCGGTACAACTCGATGTCCTTGTCGATGGACCTCTGACCATCATGCGTCAGGTAGGACACCCGTGCACAACGAGCGGCAGACACACGTGCAGCGTGCGACTTGAAAACCTGCACCCGGCGCTCAGGGTTGGTGTGTCTGAGCGTCTGATACCCCGGCATGTTGTTGTCCAGCCAGTCATCGAGTTCGTACGCGTCGTCCCCATCCCAGTCAAAGTACGGCGCATGCCACTGGTCCAGTCGGAGTTGCTGCGGTACTGAGTTGTTCAGAGCATCCCTCATGTGTTCCGCCACCGCACGAATCTCCGGCTGCGCGAGGGGGCTACAACGCTGTGAGAAGAAGTTCTCCCACTCCGTCGAGGACACGATGATCTTGTGCCACATGAACGGTTCGAGGAGACGATTCACGATGGACTTGTGAACGCCAAGGGAGGAAAGCACATCTGCACTGGACGCTGCGAACTGAGCCGCCATCTCCCACTGGCGCACGATGTCGTCTACGGGTTCGATGATATCCCCGCCCTGCATACCTTTCTGCTCAGCACGCCACTCCAACGGGAACGCGGGGTTTTCTATCACTCGTGCAATCTGCTTCGCAACCGGGATGGCCCGACTGCTCGCGCTGTTGCGGCTGAACTTGCGATGTGTGTTGAACTCTGCCAACACGAACCGGTGACACTGAACCTCCATCGTGGTCAGTCTGTGACCTGCCAGGCTCACACTGTCTGCGATCACCTTGGCGTAGGAACCACGTTCATCCCCGAAGAGTTGCTGATCCATCATCCTTGGTTTCCTTTGTCTCGAAGTAGTCAATTAATGATCCTTTTACGAACAGGTTCGGGAGCGAGTCTCGAATCCGTCGGTGCATGTCACTCATCCAAAAGGACTCGGCCTGCCAATAGGTCGCGATCCCATAGATTCTGAGTTCAACGTATGTCCGCATCGCGAGGTCATGAACGTACCTGCGTCCCTTCACCCGTTCCGCTTCGATCATCTTGTCCCAAAGGTACTGCTCTTCCTGTATGTGCATCAGTCACCTTCCCAGAGGAGAGGTTCCTTCTCCTCCTTCTTGATCGATGGTGCTGTGAAGCCGAGAGAGTTCGTGTTCGGGACGTACGGCTCATCCGTGTCCTTCGCATCCCTAGACGGCTCTGGGCCACCACCCTTCACCAGCGATACAGAATGCCGCTGCCACCGCTGCTCGGGCCATCTGTACCCGTCCATCAAACTGACTCCTTCAGAACTTCCTGTACGCGGGGCATCACTCCGATGTCCCGTATCTCCGGCCTACGTTCGAGCAGTTGGAGGAACTTGTACCCGTTCGGTGCGTCCGGATGAGTGTCCCTGTTACGAGGCCATCGCAAGCCACGTCCGACCCCGCGTTGTTCAAAGCCACCCCCGATAGTCAACTCTCACCCCGCATCGTGATGTTGGCGCTGATGTTCTTGCCTACGACCTTCGCCATACCGCCGTGCTCGGGCTTCTCTTGCGCGTTGGTGATCTGCAAGTAGCCGGAGCCGGTGAACTGCACCGTCTCCCCGTTGTTCAACGTGACCGATAGCGACTCGATCTTGTGCATGCCGTCCTTCATGGTGTCCCCGCTCTTCACTGCTCGTCCTTGCGAATGTGGCTCTGCTGTTCGGCAAAGGTCTGTACCGGCTTGGCGAGATCACGTCCACGCTGAATCCAGTCGGCCACGTTGCTCTTGACCTTCCCAATCGGCTCGAACAAAGCATTGGGGTTGCTTTCGAGGTACCGCTGGACAAGGGTCGATACCTGATCGAGTGACACACCGTCATCCGCAACCTGTATCGAAAGGTTCATCTCCGGATCGCGTGGCTGCGGAACAACGGACTGCTCTACTTGCTCGTCTTCCACAGCAACATACGGAACACCTTCGAGACCGTAGTGCTCCATGAATCCCTTCATCCCCGAGAGAACACGAATCTCCGTGCCGTCATCGAGGAAGGTCTTGTCATCGATGTGGGTGTGAGAACCAATCATCCCGCACTCAAGACAACCCGGCTTCTCGTCGGGTGTCTCGGCTTCCGCGTTGGACACCAGACACGTACGACCGCACTGAAGGCACACGGCCTCCATCGTGCTCTCGACGATGGTCACGTCGCCAGAGCAGCCACGGCACACTTGCTCGCCGGTCGAGAGATGCATGAACTGAAGGGTTCCGATCCGCTCCTCGTCCGTGAGGACTCCTTCAACGGGTTGGTTCTGCGCAGCGAGGTACCGGTCGTACTCTTCACATGTCATCCCGGGGTGATCATCCCCGACGTTTGGGTGATCAGGAAGCGTTTCCTCATGGTTCTGCGGGCCGAACGTCACATCATGGTCCGACTGTGACACCCGTTCCTCCTTCGCGTCCTGACGGGCCGAGGGTGCATAGGCAGGACCACCGGGCACCCAGTTGTAGTTGTCATCCCAGTGAAGACCCTCGTCCTGTAGCGCGGCCTTGATGGCGCGAGCGTTCTCGGGCGACAGGTTGCCGAAGAAACGCAACACCTCTTCCGGCACATCTTCCGGCGTGCTGTCGTGGATCGCGAGTGCGGCGTTGGCCCACATGACCGCAACACGAACTGCATCGATGGCGTTGTCCGACTCACGGCTTCCGGGCACGACCTTGCGAATGAGATCGGCCAACTCGAATCCTGCGTTGCGAATGGCTTCGAACTTGAGGATCTGGGATTCGGACTTCGGCGGGTGGTACGTGAACACATCCGAGAGGTAGTCGTAGTCCGCGCTCATGTTGGGAACTGCCTGCACATTGTGGGGGTGCTGATCCATTACTGCTTTCCCTTCACTCGTCCCATGCGGCCACAGCCGGGACAGTTGTTGTTGACTTCTCCGACGACGGCAACCGATGCGCCGCCCTTCAACTCTTGTGTCGTCATCTCGGTAAGCGGTTCATACAGGAGAACGCGGCACTCGTCGTTCTCGCAGTAGACAACCTTGACCTCGACACCCCTAGGCATCGACATCGGCCCGCTTCCCCTTCTTCACTTCGATGTTGAGCCACGAGCCGGATGCAAGGACACCGACGGTGTACTCGTACTGGTCACGTTGCTCACGGATGAACAGAGTGATGCCATCGTTCCCATCATCGTCCGTGGTGCTGATGATCGGTCGGCCCTTAGTCTCGAACATCTTCGAGCCGCCCATCTCCATCTGAGCGATGACTACATACGAATCGTTCTGCTCTTCAGTCACGTGTCCTCCTAGAACACATAGGGTGTATCGCGTGACTTGAACTCTGTCAGTGGCTTGCCGTCGATGTCTACCTGCATGGCATTGGTAAGCGGGGGCATGGTCACTTTGTTACCGGGCTGTGTACCGCATGGTCGTGTAGTGATGGACCACTGGCCGATAGGAAGTGAGTCGTCTACCTCGAAAGGTATTCCGAAGATGGTTCCCATCCCGCCCCGGTTCTTCATCTCCTGTGCTTGATCCTTCAGCCCTTGATCCTCCAACAGCGCATTGAAGACGGCTTCGCCCATCGATACGAGTTCGATGTCCTTACGTCTATCGATGTCAGCCTTCTGTACCTCACGCATCATCTCCATCAGTACGGAGTGAGGAACGGGTGTTAGTTCACTCTGCGACCAGTTTCCATTGCGTTCGGAAACGAAGTCCTCCGCTTCCTCTTCCGTACGCCAGTTGATCCCACACACCGGACAGTGATGCATCGTGGTCGGGACATGAGTAGCCGGTTCATTACAGGTACACGTGTGCTGAAAACCTCCGATGGTAATGTCGTTATCGTGCGCGACCTCGCATACCGCGTCGGAAGTATGGGTCGATGAAGTAGTTCTCTTCGGAACCCGCACCTTCTTCCGCTTGGATGTGGACTCTTCCTCTTCGGACTGCTTCTGAGACTTGCTCTGCGATTCGTCGTTTGTGTTCTGCGACCTCTTCTTCGCCACCCTTCGGCGCTGTGACGAGGTTGTATCCGTGCTCTGCTGCGATTCGTCGGATGTGCTCGACTGGTGTGATTCCTTCGTCACCGGCCCCTGAGTCGGGGCTACTTCTTTTGGGCGCTTCACCCGCACACGGTTGGTACGCCTCTGAAGTTCATAGAAGCGCTTCGCTTGCTCGATGTGCCAATCCCGGTGTCCTTGCTGTTCGTCTACCAACGCGAGGCATTCCGTGCACTGCCAGAGTGCCAGTGTTGCGAGCGCCGCCGAGGGATCGAGTGAGGTGACGGTGAACGAAACCGTCTTGAACGCGATCCGAGGGATGTCGGGATTGTGTGCTGCATCCCGATTCGGGCAGAACTGCTCGTGACGGATGTCGTCACCCACCCGTGCTACCGAGAGACACGACACGCAGTGGTACTTCTTAGGTTCAGTCATCCTTCACCTCTGGGTCTAACACTGCACCAACGAGATACGTGCGTATGAAGTCGATACATTCCGCTTCGGCCTCGAACCATGTAGACGCCGAAGTGAGTACCGTCCCACTATCAGACTCGCATAGAACCGCCTGCCACTTGAAGTGTGTGGCCTCACGGTCGATGTCTGCAAACCACTCGGTGCGTACTGCCGCGTTAGCCATGCGCTTGCTCCACCTTGCAGTTCGGACCTAGATAGATGCGGGTCACACCTTCCGGAATCTCAATGAACGGAAGGGTGTCTACGTCTACGTCTGCGGGAGCGCCGATGATGATGTATCGATCCGGCTTCCCATCCTTCGGCCTCTTCAGGTTCTTCATTGGGTTCCACATCGCGGGCATCTCCATGAACGCTTCTCCATACATCAGTAGACAGGTTGACTCGCAGTCATCCGTTCCACCCCCGTGTCGGCATGCCATCAGTCGTCGTCCTCCTCATCGTCATCAACGTCCAGAAGATCAGAGCACTCGTGAACAAGTTCCGACTTCACGACACGAGTGTTTGCTCCAATAACGGGCTTGTTGTAGTCCCTGTTCCACGTCATCGAGTTCAGATCGACCGTTACGTCCACCGTGAGAACGACTTCTAGACCGCTTTTGCAACGTGGGCAGCGCCCAACGGTGTGTGCGAACGTACGCGTGCCTGTGAGCCACCGTTCCGGCTGCGGAGGGGTGGTGTTTGGATCGGCTGCTACCCGGTCATCGGCCATGAACTCGTGTTCAAAGCCCCACACCTTCATCTCAGCGAGTAGTCCCTCAACTGATTCTGCACTGGATCGGAATTCCTCTGTTCGCTTGTTGCTGTCTACGACGATGGTTCCGTAGATGTGACGAATCTGCTCAACCACGGTTCTGCTCCTTCGGGAATGCGATCAGCGCATAGTGGTAGACGAGTGCGCTCGTGATCAGTGTGTAGATGAGCACCCCGACGATGAGGATCGGAAGGACGGGGTGATCATGGAACGCGTCGATGATGAGTCCGCACACAACCGCATGCACCGTGATCATCAGAGCGATGTAGAACTTGGCTTCTGTTCGCGTGGTTCGGGATTCCTTCTTCAACCACTGCTCGGCTGCTGGTCCGAAGATGCGTCGCTTGTTCATGACTCCTCGCTCACTTCCCACGCGATGCAGATCGGACCTACTCTGAACGACTGCATCATCTCCGAAGTGGCTCGTGAGTAGCCCTTCTTCACTTCCTTGTCGTAGAGATCACCAATCCACCACAACGCGGTGTGCAGAACCTTGCCTCTGATCTTCATGCTGTCTTCCTTCGTACGATGGGCTTCCGCACCGCTCCTGCGACTGCGGCTAGATCGTTCACCAACTCGATGTGGCGTGCTTTCGGGTTCGACAACACCAACCGAGGATGGATCACGGGGACGAGTTCGTAGTCATCCCAGTCGTATCGCTTCCCGCGTACGTTGGAGATGCACTCGTCGTTGATGAAGGTTTCGACACCGTCCTGTCCGAGAGGAACGACGACACTGGGTTGCAGTACCTCGATCTCTTCTTCCAGATAGACAAGTGCCCGGTCGATCTCCTTGTCGGAGAGTGATCGAACCGTTCGCCCCTTCGTGAGCGTTGTGTAATAGATGCGTACTCGATGGAGGTTGTCGGCCTGTAGTGCCTTCTCCCAGTGCGGCCAACTCTGGGGGCTGATGTCGCCTACGACCACTATCTGCGGGTTGAGTGGTCCTTGTGCTGGTACGAACGGGTTGTCTCCCCGTAGTGCTCGCAACGTCGGGTTGTTCTTCTGTCGCTTGTGGATGCTCTCGATGTGCTTCCGACGTTCCCCGTAGCGATTGAGTTTGCCCACCGTCAACCTCGCATCCATGACGGGGTGCTGCTGTCCTCATCCACAATCTCTGCTTCTACCACTTCGTCGTCATCCCCTTCGTAGTCGTTCTCATCATCGCTGCGATCTGCACTTTCGAGTTCTGGGGTTCCTCCCGGTGTCCCCATCGCAAGTCCTGCACGTTCCAATGCCACCAACATGCTCGCCAACCGCTCTGCATCGTCGCGTTGAAGTTCCTGCGACACGGAGACGGCGTGCTCGATGTTCCCCTCGACGTTGATGTCCAACTTCTCACCATCGGTACCTAGTGCCCTACGTCCGATGTTCTGGAAGGTCTCTGCTGCTCGGGATAGCCCTTCCATCTCGCGGTAGTTCACAGCCGAGTACAACTCCCACTTCTCGACCTTCTCCCCCGCTTCCATCCTTCTCCGTGCATCCGCAACACGTTCGTTCGCGGCTCGAAGATCACCCGCAATCTGGGCAAGTTGACTCTGAACGAGTCCGATACCGATCTTCGCAACGGACAACGCCTTCTCATCGAACTCGACGGCACCTTTCACAAGTTCGCGTTGTCTACTCTTCTGACGCGCTTGCTCTAGTTCCGTCTGGGCCTGCAACCTTCGTTCGGTCCACCGCTTGGAAGCACTCCGTTCCTTCACCCGCTGATATGGGATGTCGAAGTGCTCTGCCAAGTCCTTCAGATTCAGGTAGGTACGTTCCATCCCGTCCTCTGACCGGGCAATCCCCTCGATGAACGCACTCTCAACCTCGTCCCACGGGTACTTCGCCTTGGCCCCTCCCGTGCGAATCTTTACCTCTGCCGGTTCAGTACGCGTCTGGTCTCCCTTCCGCGACAGGGTCTTCTTCCCGGTGTTTCCGCTGGTCACAGCGTGTTTTCCCCTCTTCAGACGTGGTTCGATACCGAACCGTACCCGGTACCTCTTCAGAGCGCTAGGGTACGGGTTGTCTCCTCACCCCTTGCGGTGCCTGCTCAGGGTGCGCTGTACGGGCTCCCTACGGGTCTGCCGACGGGATAGTTCCACCCGTGGCTCCCGGTACCTCTCGACCTCGATTCCGGCCTTCTCCGCGAGGTCTGAACAATGCGTTGCACCTGCGCTCTCGTTGCGAATGAAAGCAAGGCAGATATCGGCTCCCGCATTCACCATGTCTGCGTTTCTCCGATACCCCGCTGCCTTTCGATAGCGGTGCCAATCCGCAGGGTGGCGCTCCACGTTCCAGTTGCACACTTTCGCGAGTTCATCTGCCATCCTGTCCGCGCCTGTGGGACACGCACCGTGGACGATGGTCACCCAATCCGTCTCACCGTGGTTCCCCGTTTCCTCGCACACCCTCACGACGGCATCGATGATGGCTTTCCGGAGGCGTTCCTCGTCTTCCCAGTCCCGAGAACCGGTGATGAGGATTCGGTACTGCTTCACGGGTTCAGAAGGCTTCAGGAACCGCAGAGGCTGGACGTGCATTACTGCTCCCACGCCGGGTCGTAGACCCATTGATCTGTGCCCTTGATGCGGATGCATGTCCGAGGCGACCCGAAGTGGCCGTAAACCGTCGCTGCGTTGTCCTTGGCACCGTGCTCCTGATCGCACACCTTCACCTTGCTCTCCGATGCCACTCTCAATACCTGATCGAGAGCACATTCCTGCTCACCACACCAGCATCCCCAGTGACGGGCCTCAGAATCGTTCGTTGGTCCTTGCCCATCCTCTGTGAGTCCTATTGGGAAGTGTTTGGGCATCCAACTTTCGTCGTAGCCCAGACGATCCCAGAACCCGATCCGCAGATTGGGTGTCTCCTTACGCTCTACGCCGCACGAGCACGCCTTCGTCTTGTTGCTGAACCCGACCTCTGTGTGACCGTTGCGTCCCACATGTATGTAGTTGATCTGATCATCAATGACACCGTGATAGCGCTGGCACAGGATCGGGGTCTGGCCCATAGCCGGGAGCGGTAACCAGTAGTAGGCGTCTTCTTCAGGATGCTTTAGACACCCTCGACCATCTCGATGCATCCATGTGCTGAGTCCTGCTGTGTTCCACCATTCATTCATGTTCTATCTCCTTCTTAACATTGCAGCCGCGCACGCTGTCGCTTCGCTCCAACTACGATTCGCGCGCCGCCCGGTTTGCTGCACGGGTGGCTGCGGCACGCTCACGCTTGCGCTGGTCGGCACGGAGCCGATCTGCAATGCATGCGTGACGCCGCGCCATGATGCTGAACAGGAACCACAATGCCTCGTGGTACTCAGGCGTCCCTACACCCAGCGACTCGATCTCTTTCAGAACCTTGTCGTTACGGTCCGTATTACTCACGACTCCGCCCGCCGCATGTTGGACAGTTCGAGTGACACCCGGCTCCGTGATCGTGAGGCACGTTGCTCACGTAACACAAGACTGCATGCGGTTCTGCCTCGACAGAGGGACCGTCAGGAATCCCATCGAACCGTAGAGACTCGCCGAGGAGGCGATACGTGCCGGGGTAGGCGCGTGCTGCCGACTGAGCGAGCACCATGTTCTGAAGCGCATGAACGTGAAGCATGACCTCGAACATGTCGTTGGCCCGTTTCGGTCCTGATATCTCATTGAAGTCTTCCATGAGCGAGCCCAACTTCTCAACGAGATTGTGCTCCTCTGGTGTCATCATTCCTCGGAGTGCGTAACCCTCACTCATAGTGCTGATCCTTGGCTGCGTATCGCTCAGACTTGTTTCGATGCACCCATAGGAGGTACCCCGCGAAGATGCCGAGGAGGAACCACACCGCCCATTCCAGAACGATCAATGCGAGTGCGATCAGGGTGCAGAACACAACGATCCGCACCGCGAGCCTCGTCCACCAGTACGACATCAGTCCTCCCAAGGCAGTCTGTGGTTTGCTGCCTCGCCCGCTGCCTTGTGATCGGTGCGGAGGCACTTCTTGTCCATCTTCGGACCTTCGCCGAACACGAAACCGTTGTGGCGTGAGTGCCACGCGCAACGTCGGCCATCCTCATGCGGCACGACTGCGAGGAACATCGTGTGATCAACCACGTCCTCACCCAACGGCTCCCAGTCCTGTTCGGGCGCACACCAACCGAAGTAGTAGAGGATGTTGGTGTACTTCGCGTGCTGTGGGAACAACGCTTCGCGGTCTCCAACACCCAAGTGCTCGGGCTTCAGCACCTCGACATGGACATCTTCGACCGGGAACCCCTGCATCTGTGCGGTCTTCGCGACCTCGCCCTTCATGCGGTTCGTGTGACCATCGAACATCGGCTTGTCCGTGACCATGTTCCTCTGAACACGCTCGAAGGTGGTGTAGTGAATCTCTGCACCCTCGACACCTACCAATTCTGCGATCTCGTTGCGCTTCTGGCGCAGCCACAGAGTGAAGTTCGGGAGTTCTGCCTCGGTCATGATCCATGCCCTTCGTGAGTTGTATCGATCTGTCGCAACGCCCATTCAAGCGCTGCGATCTCTGCGTTGATCCAGTAGTTGTTGAGGTTGTGGCGCTGCTCCTTGTCCTTCCGAAGATGATCAAGCCGCCTCAGAATCGTGGCGCACTTGGAACGCTCGCTCTTGTTGAAGTTCGGCCATCGCTCCTTTGCTTGCGCTTCGTACTCAGACATCGCGCACCTTGCGACGACCGAAGTACGTCTCGATCCAGTCGGGCTCGTACATCGGGTTCGCCGTCGCACCACACATGCAGAACGGCGTCTCGTGACCTTCACACTGGCGATAGAAGTGGGTGTTCTTCTCGGCGTCACAGTGGAACGCCAACCTTGCCTGAAGTTCGACGATCCTCCGATCCTTCTGGAAGATGCGCTCCTCCATGACCTCCTTGTCCTTGGCGAACTGCTCGACTGCCTCATCGAGTTCCTTTGCCAACCGCATACGCGCCTGATAGTCGGTCTCGTTGAACTTCGTTGCCATTGCTGATCTCCTTCTGGTTGTTATCGAATATGGGAGGGGTGCCGCCCAGCAACGTAACGGCACCCCTCCGTAGTAGGGAGCACTCGGGCCTCCACTCCGGTGCTACGACCTACGTCTAGATGTCCTTCGCCTTCAGGAACTCCCACGCCTTGATGCGCTCAAAGTGTTCCCCTCCATTCCACGCTTCCTTCACGATGATGTTGAAGTACACGTAGAGGTCGGCGGTGACAAGATCGCCCGGCTCGTATCCCTCGGGTCCGTTCTCGTCGGCGAACGTCGGGATCAACTCAAATCCGGGGTAGAGCATCTGCTGACCAGCCATGTAGTACGGAGGGACATCGAACTCTTCCGACATGATCTGGTTAACTGCTGGTGACTTGCCGATGCGAGCCAGTTCATCCAGTGCGTTCTCGTGCCCCTTGCCCTTGCGTGGGACGAGGTAGGGGATGCCGTCATACTTCGCGAAGCCGAAGGGAACGATGCCTGTGTCCTCCAACCCCACCACGATGTCAGCACCCGTGAGGTTGTCGTGCTGCGAGACGGCCTTGCGCCCGTTGTACTTGTGCTGGAAGGCACGCACCCTGTCCTGCCACTTCTCGCGCTCGTCCACCATCTCGATCATGCGAGTGACGGGTTCCTTGGTCTTGTTGCGGTAGACGGTGATCATCTCTTCAATGTCCTTCTCTTCAGGGTCTTCTTCGGAGGTGTTCGTTTCAGACTCTTCTTGGGTTTCGGTGCTGGCAACTCATCGCGGAACTCTTCAATGATCTGCCGAGGTGTGTGATCACTACCAGTGATCTGACCGATAGCAAACGCGAGCCCTTCTGCAAACGACTGTTCGCAGTGGTTGGCGTGCTTGTACTGCTCGCCGGGGTGATCACGTATCCACACGAGGCTGTCGATCAACTGCTTCGATATCTTATCAACCGCTCTCATCACTACTCCTCTGTCGCGGACGGTTGAGGGCCTTGGGTCGCTCCTTCAGGGTTGCGGCGAACTGCTCACGGATGAACTTGTTGGCTTCCTTCAGTTCGGCTGCGATGCGGTCGTAGTCATCGCGCAATCTCTTATAGTCGGCACCGGCATACACCCCGAAGTGTTCGTTGAGTGCATCCGCTATCGCCTTCGCTGCCGCAACAGGGACGACGATAGGTATGGGTGACTCATTCTGCGGGTTGGACGTTGCAGGATCACCAGTGTTCGCAACTCGGTATCGCGTCGGAAGGGTGACGTTGCCATTCTCGTCTCGCTCGCCCCAGTTGACGAAGAACTCTGCTGAGCCATCGGCGAACTGTTGAACCACTGTCACGCTGAGCATGTTCCGAACGAAGAAGTCGTTGTTACTGGCCTCCACCCATGCGCGCCATCCATCAGTCATCGAGCACCCCACCCTGTCACCTTGCGCAACGGCTTCCTGCACTTCGCGCACACGATGTATCCCTCTGCTGCCGTGTATCCGTGGGACGCGGTGCCATCTGGCAACCGTACGACACTCTGCGTCCTGACCTTCGTGATCACACGGTGAGTGTCGCGGTGACGGGTACGGATGCCACACCACCACTGCTTCACCTCGATCTTTAGAACCGGTCGCTTCATGACCGGATCACCTCGATAGCGGTCTGAGCCATGTCACGCCACTTCTCCTTGCGGCTGTCAGGGAGTGTTTCCCATGACTGTAGGTATGCATCGGGGCCATAACGCTTCTGCGCGTGTCTCTCGTAAGACTTCCGAATCTCTTCGGCCACGACCTCGACCATCTCTTCATGCGTCACTTGGGCTGTCTCTTCTCGTAATCGTGCTCACGGACACATGTCACATGCTCGTAGTGGCACATGACCTCGTTCTCGCTCCGGCCAGTGAGGTAGCCGAAGATGCAATCCTTCCGAACGATGCCGGACAGGAGTGGGACGTTTGCATTCCAACGCCTTGCGAAGAACAGCGCGACCTTCTTGTCGAGGCTCCACGACCATCGACCATCCGCCACGTCGCCACGCCACACCGTCACATGCTCAGGGAGCAGGTCATACTTCCCCGGCTCATCAATGAACATCGGAGCATCACCGGGTTCCCACCCGGCGATCATCTGGTTCCAATCATCGATGTGCTGCTCGATGTTCTCGCTGTCACGCCACACGTCGGCTACGAGTTCACGTACCTCTTCGGACATGTGCTGCACCGGCAACACCTCGTCAGTGTGACCGTCACGACCTACCACGTAGTCAATGAGTGCGTCACATCGGTACGGCCGTTCGTGCAAGAAGACGACGGTATGCCAATCCTCTGCTTCAATGGCTTCCTGAAGATGCTTTTGCTTTTCCTCGTACTTCTGGTTTACAAGACCATTGATCGGGAACAACTCCTGCACGAGTGGATGCCGAATGATCGGGAATCGACTCTCACCCGCCGTCCCCATACATGCAGCAAGGTCGGGGTGGAGGGGTTCATCCTTCATCTTCTGAAGGTCTACGAGGCGCTGCAACTGCTCTTCAGTCAGGTTGCTGGTCACTGAATCTCCTTTTGCGGGTAGTGCAGATGTCAAAAAGGGACCGCCAGACGTGCTGACGGCCCGCTCCCCGGCCTAACAGGGGTTGGCCGGTGGGATTGCTGGTCTACAGGTTCGTTCGTGGTTTACAGGCGCATTCGGGCATGAGTAAGGGCCGCTGGCCCGATGCCAACGACCCCTACTGTTTCCCGAGATAGTCCCCCATCTAGATCACGCGGCCCTGTTCAGGGTGCGCTTCTTCCGGGGTGCTACCTCTTGCTGCTTCTTCGCGGACTGCATCTTGCTGCTCTTCACCCGAGCGAGTTCCTTCTCGCGGATGATCTCCTGCCGCGCCCTGACCTCGGTGTTGAGTTCCCGAAGCAGGTCGTCCATCGATCCGTCCCTGAGAGCCGGGAGGATGTACTCGTGGTAGTAGTCATTCCACTCCCTTCGCTGTGCGTAGGTGATGTATGCCATTGTGAATCCCTCCGATGTTGGTGTTGTTGTGTTTCGATTGCATGTCGAATGCACCACCTACTCGGCCATAGGTCCATAGCGCGGTCAAGCGGAACGGTCAAGAAACTACCCAAAGGGTGATAGGTGGTCTAGACCTGTTGTTAACCCTTGTGAACCACTGTGACTGTTGTGAATCCTTGCGATGTGGTACTCGGTACGGGGTTCGAACCCGCGTTGCCGCCTTGAAAGGGCGGAGTCCTAGGCCGCTAGACGAACCGAGCATGAACGACTCCTACCACCCGACGATGGGACTAACCCGATGATAGGAGTCGTTCTGATGGGCTGGGCTATGACGGCGTGGCGCACCACTACTGTCTCCGTCGCCGGACCACTTCCCGATGTGGACGGGGCATACACCACCTGTGACATCAGACCAACACAGTGCCTCCGGTGGGACTCGAACCCACACTGGACGGTTTTTGAGACCGCTTCCTCTGCCGATTGGGATACGAAGGCAAGAATGCTATCGATCGCGTATGAACCATACACCCACGAGTCAGGCGGTTGGATGGTTGATGTTGCGGTATTGCTAGGACGCACGCAATCGATAACACTCCGCGGTAACTGAGTCCCGATTCCATCGGGAGTCTCAGCACCACTTCCTTGCGTCAACGGCGCAAGGCTAACTAAGAGGACGCCGCGAGGGAACCTGTGGCCGGTTGATCAGTCCCGGCTGTTCGGGTGTCCCTCCGCGTCCACTCACGCCTGCACTACTGCGCTAGGGGTGAGCACGTACCCTACCGACTGCGACGGGCCTCAGTCGTGGGTACGTCGTTCAGATAGTCCTCGAACGACCTTGCAGTGGTGATGACCGACTCGGCTCGGGCTGGTACCGCCTTCTGCGCAAGGTTCGCTAGACCGTGGTGCAAAACCGCTCCGAAGAGCCCCAGTACGCGGGATGAGTAGGAACGGTCCTTGTCCATGTCCAGATCGAACTTACTCACGGGACTCAGCCTGCTTGATCAGGAGCGGGAGAAGCGGACGACCCTCGTTGACAACCTCTCCCGGCATGCGGGTGACCGGACGCTGCTTGTCCCATCCCCGAAGTGCGATCTCCTTCAGAAGACCTTCGTAGAAGGAATCACCGAAGAGACGCCTGAGCGCCTTCTCGTAACCGATGTAGAAGGGTGGGTTCTCGGGACGGAACGCGTCGGGGGTGTCCATGCACCACCAACCCATGTGCGGGGTCTCGCCTTCCTGCACGCTGGCATCTCGCTCATCCTCACCGCCCCAGTCATCCGCATCGTTCGCAGTGATCGTGATCGTCGTGATCTCGCGAGTGGCGTCGTACTCCTCGTCGTGCATGATCGGGACACCCCACGCGATCTCGGGCATCAGATCGACAGTGTTCTGACCGGTGCGCTGGGCGAGGCTGTAGAACGCGCACCCTGACTTACCGGACTTCCCACGCTCAGCACGGTTGCTGAAGATGCAGCGACCGTCCTTCTTCTTCGTGATGTACGGCTTCCCCTTGCGGGAGAGGTACCACGTGTCGTCGTAGCCCTGACCGTGGTAGTCCCAGTCCTCGGCGGTGAGTTGGGTGACCGAGTTCGCAACGTTGTTGAAGTCGTCCTCACTCATGAACGTGACACCGCGCTCGCAGCACCCCCGTTCGTAGTCCACACCGCGATTGAGTAGGCCGGGGCAACCCTCACCGAAGAGGCATCCCCACGGACTCATCATGAACGTCATGTTCACGCGGTACGTCTTGAACTGATCCTCGGGGTCGAAGAACTCAACCCAATCGAAGGATGTATTACCGTGACTCCATGCTCCACGCATTGTTGTTGTTCTCCTTTATGATCCCCTTGGCGTTAAACCATGTGTAGGTTCCGCTCGTCGGGTGCAGGACCAAGCCTACGCCGCGAGGATACCGCTTCATGCGCTCGATGTCGTAGGGGGACGGACGGTGGCTGTGGCGCTCCGTGTGCGTGTGCCAGAAGCCGATAGGGGTGTAGATGGTGCGACGGACGACAGCGAGGATGTCGTCCTTGTCCAAGAGGAAGTGATTCTCCGGCTTGTCGTGACGGTTCGGAATCTCGATGAGGCTCATGACAACGACCTCGAACCCAACCTGCTGCGCGGTGATGACACCAGCGCGCTCGGTACCGGTGTCGAACATCTGGCGTTCGATGACGCCGGGACTGGACGTGATCATGATCCTACTTCCTCAGAACGAAGGAAGGGCCACCACCCGCGAGGATGATGGCCCTTCCAGTGACGTGCGACCCAGAGGATCAGCGGCGGGTGGTCTTCTTCCGACGCGTGGTCTTCTTGACGGTCTTCTTCCGACGGGTCGGGGTCGTGGCCCGAGTGGTCTTCTTGGCCCGACGCGTGGTGGTCTTCTTGCGGCCCGTGGTCTTCTTCCGACGACCCGTGGTCTTCTTGCCTCGACCACGACCGGCAGCACGACGACCGCCGCCGCCTCGGGTACCACCACCGCCGGAACCGCCACCGGCCCCGTCGATGTCCTCGTCCACCTCGATGGCGGGGAGTTCGATGAGGTTCTCATCGCTGTTGATCATGAGCACTTCTCCTTCACATGTTGTGGGACACGGTGACCATGACCTGTGTCGCGGCACTCCCCGTATCGCTCAGGGATAAGTCTGCCACATCACCGAGCGGCGTCAAGCAACCGACATGAGTGCGTGTCACTCGACCTCGTCGTAGTCGATGTCCTGCTCCTTCTTGCCCTTCTTCTTGCCGCCGTGCTTCTCGACAATGGCCTCCTTCTGCTTGCGCGTCAGTTTGGCCTTTCCCTCCTTCTTGTCGAACACGGTTGCACGCCGAACGGCTGCGTAGTTCTCGACAAACTGGACCTCGCCGTCCCACCCGGTCTTCTTCATCGCGGACTCCATCACGCGCTTGCCGGGGTTGCCGGAGTAGTAGAGAACCTTCCCCGGTTCCAACGCTTCAAGGGCACCGATCAGGTGCTTCTCCAACTTCGGACCCTGCACCTTCTCGTCCTCGATGTTCTGCATGGACATGGCGAGCGTCGGCGTCCCCTTCGGAATACCTAGCAAACCTATCTCCAGCGAATCGGGGTCCATGTAGTCGCACTGAAAGCGCGGGATGACCTTCAACCCGGCCTCTTGGAAGAAGCGTCCCATCCACTGCGCCTTGTACACCGACCACATGTGATGAGCGCGGGTCTCGGTGTAGTAGAACGAGTAGTCCGGCACAACGATGTACTTCAGACCCTCGGACATGTAGCGAGCGGTGTAGTACGCGGGCAACTCCCACCAGTTGGCGAACTTCGCATCGTGCGTGAAGAAGCACATGATGGAGCGATCGATAGGAAGGCCCTTCCGACCACCAAGGCTGTACTGATAGAGCCACCACTGCTTGCCGTCATCCGGTGTTGCTTCGTTGCCACCCCACGTCTTGATCGAGTCCGAAGGGAAGTCCTCCGCGATCATGTCCATGCGGAGTTCAGGGATACCCCACTTGTTCTCCCCCTTGTAGACGTTGTCCTCCTTCAGTTCGAGTACGACCTGAAGTTCAGCGGACACGTCAATGTCCTCGATGTCCTTGTCCTCTTCCGTCTCCTCGATGCGCGTTGCGCCTCGGGCACGGGCGGCATCCCGCTTCTCCTCGGACTCGTTGTCGAGAACCTGCTGACGGGCCGACACACGGGGAGTCTCGTCCTCGTCTTCGTCATCCGTTACCGGCATGTCCTTCAGGAAGTCATCGATGTTCGCGGTGCTCTGAGCAACCATCTCATCCAGACCGGACAGGATGTCGTCCACCTCGTCCTTCGTGTAGCCGGTACCAGTCACGTCCGGAAGACTTGCGAACAACTCAGCGAGGATCGACTCTTCGTACGAGCCGCCATCAGCGGTCTTGTTGTCAGCGAGGACGATCTTCTTCGCAGTGTCCTCGTCAACATCGATGAACGAGGCGTAGATGAGCGGGTATGCCTCCTTGAAGCACTGGTTCCCTTCACCATCACGGTAGGTGAGTTCACGACGTGCAGCCATCCACGTGTGATTGCCAGCAAGAATCTCGTTCTCACGACCAGTGAGCGTTCCGATGTTCACGAGGATCGGACGGTACTGGCCGTTCTGGTCGAGACTGATCGCAATAGCATCGATGTCACCGACACGAGGGTTCTTGTAGTACCCCTGCAACGAGTCGGTCGGAACCTGCTTCGTCTCGACAACGATGATGCGGTCATCGGTTCCCTTCGGTGGGCGACGTGCCATCTTCCTCGTCGTGGTCTTCTTACTCGCCTTGGTAGGCATCAGTCATCTTCCTCTCGGGAACGCTTGATTCGTTCTTCCATCTTCAGGACTTTCTGGCCGTGCGCGTTGATGCATGCTGCGTCGCACACGTCTCCGTCCACTGCACCGCGTGGCCCCTTCGCCATGTTGTAGAGGACGGGCCACGTGTCGTGAACGTACTTCTTGATCTGAGCCTTATCGACACCGCCGTGTCCGATGACCGACTTCTTCCATCGCTGGTTGTTGACCCGGTGAATCTCCTTGATGCCAGCGCGTCGTAGGCCGACGAGAATCCCGCCGCCGATAGTGGCTTGGATGATCGTCGTGTACGCCCCACC